TTGTAAGAACAAACCCTTAAATGCTAATTGTCCTAAATCATCTCTACCTGTTTTAACTTTTTTAACTAATGCTCTAACATTATCAGTTGCTCCTACTAAAACTTTCCCAACTAAAGCATTTAATGCTGCATCAGAAATTGTTGCACTTGAACTATCTAAGTCTTTAATTTTAACTACATCTACATCGAAATTTGTAGATTCAGGACAACCTGAAATTACACTACCTTCCTTAAATATATTATCACCAAATCTTTTGATTTGATCTTGGAGGATAGTTTGTAATTGTGTTAATTCTCTAGCCTGTACGGCATATCCTGGCTTGAAAAGAACTTTATGAAAATTCTTGTCAAGATCAAAATCGTCGTAGTAAGGATATGTATTTAAGTTTAGCTTAGCCATAGTACCTAAAAGTTGATAAAGAATTTGAGTGTTTCAGTTTGTCCGGTTGTTCTAACTATAGGAGATATATTTGTTAAATGAATTACATCTCCAGAATTTTGTGAAATTTCAGGGGTTGTTAATGTAGTAATTGACAACGTGGGGACACCTGTAGTTTCATTTCTTAAAATACTTGTTTGTTGTATACTATTTATCACAGGTTGCAAATAGATTGTATTATCTTTAACATACACCACAGTGAATATACCACCTGAATCAGTAGTGATATTATCATCTAAATTATACTGCGAACCATCCGGCACGGTTATAATGTAGCAACCATTTCCTGTGGCAGATGAAAACACAGTAGAACTATTATATCCTTTAATATTTTTAATTATTCCGTATTGTCTAAAATCATTATTTAAGAAAAAGTCACTTTGGAAATCTTCTATATTAGCTATGATAGCTACTTTTGTTGCAAACAATTCTTGAGGAACATTTGAACCATGTCCACCTTGAGGTGAAATAGTTGCCTTTGCTGTAGCACCAGTTCCTATACCTATAAAAGATATATCTGCATAAGTGTAACCAGTACCACCATCAGTGACTTGAATGGAAGTAATAGCACCAGCTGCAACTGTTGCTATTGCGGCAGCACCAGAACCATCACCTTTAATAACCACACTAGTAGAATTAACACCAGTATTAGAATATCCAGAACCACCAGCTGTTACTTCTATTTTATTAATTTGACCATTAACAGCCACAGCATATCCTGCCACATTTTGATTTACAATATTAGGAAGATCGGTTGTTTCTAATGTTGCTACTGCTGAAGCTCCGGTTCCTCCCCCACCATAAAAATATACAAACGCAAAACTATATCCTACACCACCCGAGGTAATCGTTAATGTATCTAAAAGTCCTGTAGGAGTAATACTTGCTGTTGCTGTTGCTCCATTACCATCACCTAATATTATAACATTAGGAGCAGAAGTATAACCCGATCCAACACCAGTTATTGTAATATCTGAAACTGTTCCATTATGATCAAATCTTGAAGAGGTACCATAAAATTTAACAGGTATATAATCGGTTGTCAAGAACTTAGTTCTGTCAGCAGAAGGCACTTCATATATTAACTGCCAGGTATACCCATCAGACAAAACTTTAGGTCCTGCGTCAGAATGTGTAGGTTTAACTGTTGATTGACCATCATTATTGTTATTTAAACACTTGTATATTCTATAATTATCTGGATTATAAACATAAAAGTTAAAAGAAGATATGTTTGCATTATCGGCATATTCAGCATAAACCGTACCTGAAACCCAATCTCTTCTAGTTACAATTAATGAAACATCACTTGGGTTAATTTTTTTAGTACCTAAAATAGATCTTTTAGCTTCAGAATCCGTAACTCTTGTATCTGTAGGTGTAGGTGGAGATACTTCATTTGTCCAAGCTAAAGGTCTTCCTAAAAATACATGAAAATAATCATTAGGATTCAAGAAATTTGTAATAGAAAAAGTATTAATAGTTACAGTTTGATTTAAAGGACCTGTTAATGTGAAGGTACCTGGAATAACAACTTCAGAAATTGGTATTTCTGTTCCTGCATTTGCATTAGATAAACTTGTAGCTAATTGTATATTATAATTATCATTTTTAATGATGAAATAATTAGTGCCGTTAGTCAATCCATTTATAGCAGTAGACCCAGTAACAGAATAAGTTACTTCATCACCGGTAACTAATGTATGATTTGGTATATGTATTTTATCATTTGCTAAATCTAATGGAAAATCATCCAATCTAACTAATTGAAAATCATTACCAGAACCAGTAGAAGTTATATTTACTCTAGTGCCTGCAATTGCGTTAGACAATGATGTTGCTAAAGACAAAGTATTATCTGCAACATCAATAACATAATAAGTTGTATCGTCAACCAATCCACCAGGTACTGTACCTGAATTTACATAAAAATGTACACGATCACCTGTGTTAAAACCGTGTGCATATATTGATATTCTATCATAAGATGTGGATATAATAGTATCAGAAAATGTTTTTGTAGTTAAAGGAACTAATAGAAAATTAGACCCAGAAGGACCTCCAGCTAAATTAATTCTTTTGCTTATATCACCAGATGTAGCTCTTGCATAACCACTACCAGTACCTGAACCAGTTGCTTCTGCTAAGGCAACAACATCTGCTTCGTCTCTTATTGCCCAATATCTTGTATTATTTGTTAAATTAGTTATGCCCGCGCTTGCTCCATTTTCCAAGTAAAGAACAACATCACCTGAGTTTAATCCATGAGCAGTAATGTCAATTTCATTATTTGGGAGATCAACTGCAGTGTCTGCAAATTTTAATGCAGTAACTTGAAAAGTTGTGGTTGAACTACCTATAGCATCATCTAACGTAATGCTAGTTCCATTTGTAGCAGTATAAGCTGAAGAATTAACTTTCACGCCATCTAGAAATACTTCTACTCTTCCTGGTGTATAACGTAATGTTCTTCCATTAGTATCCGCACCTGAGAAAGTAACATCTCCCTCAGTGCCGTTATAGTCGAAAACATATCCGTCCAAAGTGGTGAGCGTGTTTAGCTCACCACTTGGGACGTTAATATGGTTTACTATGTCTCTATGGAACGAACGTGCTAACTCGGTTCGGAACCTTATAGGTAGTAAAGAAGCCATTTATTATGCTAGTGTTACTGTCCAAGTAATAGTCATTGCGTCAGCAGCGCCTTTGTTAACAGTTGAGAAAACTGTACGGCAAAGCATTGTACCAGCTGAAGCAGCATTGAAAATACCTGCCTCAGTTAATGCGCCTGTGCCTGTGCCTGCAGGGAATGTGCAAACAAATTCAATTGAATCGTCTGTACTACTTGATGTTGCTTGATTTGATGAAGTAAGAGATGTACGAGAAGCAGCAACAGCAGCACCTAATGCTGTATCAGTAACAGCGGCTGCAGTAGAATTTGTACCTACTTCCATGTGTGACATAACAACTTGACCTGTACCAATCATACGCTCAGTAATGAACTGCAAACCTACATCTGTAACAACGTTAGGAACATGATGCTCTTCCTTAACATTGCCATTTTCGTCGTGAAGGACAATCTTCAAACTGCCCTTTGCTTTTAATGTGTCTTTCATTTTTGCCTCTAAAAGTTTAAGTTAAATTAAAATATGTAAGTTGTTCCAACATATTGTTCTGCGAAATACTCAGGTGAGTATGAATTATTGAATATTTCTCCACCAGCATCGGTCGCAGTGGCCGAATCAGAGAGAGATTTATTAGTATTTATAACACTATTTTCTGATGTTGAAGCAGCATCAGAAACACTTCTACTGAAGGAAATTGCAGGTGAATCTGTTACTGAAACATCATCTTGTAGATCAGATGTTACGTCATCTTGTTGATCAAAAGTATAACTTATACCAGAATCGGTTACTGTAACTGTATCAGTAAGATTTACTGGTATAACCACTAAGGTTGATACATTTTCTGAAGTTGTTACAGTCTCAGTAAACGGTACGTTAATAGATTTAACTGGTGAATCTGTGACTGATATATCTTCTTGAAGATCTGAAGATATATCATTTTCCTGATAGAAATGTTTTTGTACATTCTCAGAAACAGGTATTGTTTCAGTTATATTTTTTGCAATATTTAATGAATCAACAGCTTCGGAAGTTGTTACAGATTCGGTAAATGGTACGTTAATAGATTTAGCTGGAGAATCTGAAACAGTTGAATTATCACTTATAGGTGTACTAAATGATTTTGCGTCAGATTCAGAAGATGTGACCGTATCAGACAATACCTTATCTAATTGGAATACACTATTTTCAGAAACTGCAATATCTTCCTGTAGATCAGATGTTAAGTCATCTTCCTGCGCAAATTCATATCTAGATGATTCTGTAACCGCAACTGTTTCTGAAGAAGCAATCACATTTAAGGATTTAATTACATTTTCAGAAACCGTAATATTTTCCTGTAGATCAGAGGTTACGTCATCTTCTTGAATGAATTGTTTTCCGACATTTTCTGATACAACAATTGATTCAGAAACATTTAGATTAAAAATCTTTACTTCAGATTCAGAAACCGATACAGATTCCGATTTTTCTAATGATGTTGAAATAGAATCTACTTCAGAAGAAGTTACCGTTTCAAAGAACTCTCGCAAGTAAGTTAGAGTAACTTCTTCTGAATCTGTAACCGTAGCAGAATCAGAAATTGGTCTAGTTAAAGACTTAACATCAGATTCAGAAACCGTAACTGTATCTGAGGCTTCTAAGAAAACATGATAATCAACTTCAGTAATACTGGATGTTACTGAAGGTGTTACTGAGATCTCACCTTCCAAATTCAATTCAGAAAACAACTTAAATCCAGCAGGGTGAGTGCTTTCTAAGAATGTAGTATCCCAGTCGTTTCTTTGTTTTGATGATGATACTACATAGGAATATGGTTGATAATAATCATAGTCCTGTAAATGAATATTACTTGATAGGAATCCTTCATTATTTTTGAATTCACCCGGAGCATGATATACTAAACCAGTATTGAATGTAACAGTTGCGGATGACCCTGTAATTCTTGGTTCAAATTCAATAGTAAATGTTTTTACAGGTTCTCCCGAATCATCACGGAAAGCAAATTTTTCACCTGTATCAATAATGGCTAATCTCTTTAACAATCCAACGGTTGTTGCCTCAGCATAATCTCCCGTCAAAACATAATCTTCAGCAAAATATGTTGCCGAAGCTCTTTTTTCTGTTTTTGTAACACGAACAATTGCATTATTTTGTATCAAATCATAAACATATGCATCAGCACCTGTTAGTATTTCTGTATAATCTCCAGCAAAATAAAGACCCTCAACACCTGTTTCACTAATAAAATATGAATCATCTCTAACAAAATTTGAACCTTCCTCACCAACCGATGATACAGAAACTAATTGTTTGGTTATAGAACCATATGTAACTCCTGCTTTTTCAACATAAACATGAGTATCATGGTTTCCCAATGATGATGTTAAATCAGAATCTAAAGAAATATAATCAGGCCACTCATAGTTTGGATCCAAATCTACTTCTAATTGATAGATGTTAGGACGAGTTCTGAATACATCATAACATCTAGTAGTTACAGTTCTTTCAATATTTCCTGCACCTGGAATGAATTCCAAATATCTTAATGTGATTATGGAAGCATTTAAGGCATAGATGTTGTTATTAGAAAAATTAGTATTATTTACTTTAATAAACTTTTTTCTTCTCCAACGACCATCAGAAGCACGAAGTATATAATCGCCAGGATACGTTACTGCTGCTGTATCATTGAACATGAAACGGAAAAACATTTCCGTAGAATTTTCTGAACCTTTAGATTCATAATATTGATTGATATACTTTACTAGCTTTCTCGTAGAAATTTCAATTTGATCGGAGAATTCATTTGCAAATTGTTTTCTAAACTCAGGAATAAAAACATCTAATGTGGCATCAATGTCCATCCAGTCGTCAGAATTAAGAAGATAATAATGCGATTGTCCGGATTTTTCCATCCATTTGTAATAATGTTCTAGGAAGGTGACAAAATCAGGGTACTCGGCCCTTACGAAATCAGGGAGCTGCCCTGAAATTAAATGATGCAGTTTCTTCCTAATAGACATTATTCATTAAACGGAACAGAATTAATCACCAAACCTGGTTTAATATTTGCTTCAGCAATACTCAAAGAATTATCCAATGTAACAATTGTGTTTTTTGCAGGTAATGCTGTAACAGCAAATTTTGAAATATCAGAAGCACGAACCAACCCACTGGTTATATTTTGATATAAAGGTTGAGGTCTGGCATTTAAATATAACTTGTTAACGTTGCCTACATATCTCGTTACTTTTATTTCTTTCAAAGTAACTATTCCTGTCTCATAGTTTACGGTTCCATAAGAAGTAATTTTTTGTTTATCTTCTTTGTTTACAAAATATAAAGTTCCAGTTCCCGTATCATCTTGAATTGCTGTATCACTAAAATCTTGTAAATATCCTGTGTATTCTACGCCATTAACTGTAGTAGTAAAAACTGAGCTTACAACAGTTTCAGGATCAATAGCAGTAAGATAATTCAATACCTGTGAGTATGCAGATGAAGCGCCAGCACCTATTGATAATCTTTTCTGAAGATTCATCTTGAACAATGAACCCACAACTGAACGATTTAAATCCTTAACTCTTTGTTGTACTCTAGAAAGAATAAAAGTTCTACTTAATGTACCTAATTCTGTAGAAAAATAAAGTTCAATTTCTGCTTTAACTAATGCTGAAAGATCTTTTGCTTTTAATGTAGTTAATTTAGGATCATAGTTAACTGTACCTGTAAGACCCAAATACAAATAATCGGGATCAACAAACTCATGTTGAATACTCATTACAGAACGCGGTCTTAACAAAGTTTCTGTAATATAATCTTTATCTGCTTCAGTTAAAACTTGCCCTGAAACCGTATCAACAGAAATGAAAACTTTACCATAAATTGGAGGAGAATTTTCTTCGCCGCCCCAAACGGTAACTTCTCGTGCTTTTGATAAATTTTGTTTGATGATTGTTCTATAATCATCAGAAGTTACAGCACGATTTCTATTGGCATTAAATTTAGGAGCATTGTGTCTAATGCTATCAATGGTTTCTTTTTCAGCACCATTTGCAGCTGCACTATTAATAGTTAATGTTGCTGTTTCTTCACCATCAATATCACCTATTAATGTGAAAGTTCTTGCACCGTTTGCAACAGAACCCCTGGAAACAATATAAGAAATTGTAACAATATTTCCTGCTGTTAATTTTGCACCTACATTATCATCACCAAAAACTAATTGAAATTTTCCTTCTTTGTTTTCTTCAACCCAAAATACTTTACTAGTTGAAGTAACATCAAGAATGTTAGAAGCCTTGGTCCATGTGGTTTCTGTAATATCTGAAACGCTAGTTTGAACAGACACAGAAATTGTAGATGTATCAACAGAATTATTTGGAATAACTAAAGGACCTGAAACATTATCAGAAACAATTGTGAAAGAGTTAGATAAACGTATACCTTCAATTAAATCAATAGATGTAAAAACAAAGTTTCCTGATTGATTTAATGTTGCTGTTTGTGATTCATTAACATTGAATGTAAATGTTTCATCATTAATTGTTGCAGAAAATTTATTTGAAGGTGTTATGGTTAATGTTACACCCACAGTATCAATTCTTGGTACCGTAATGTTAACGTTTGCTATTGCAGAGGTTGTTGATCTAGGTGTATAACCTAACATTTTTGCAATTGATGTTACCGAACTTCTTTTTATTGCAGTATCAATAAACATTTCATTGGCTTGAAGATTAGCCAATACTGCATTATAATGTGTATTATATGCTAAAACATCCAACAACAAACTTAATGCTGAACCGTTGAAATCATAATCTGTAAATTCATTTTGGGCAGCAAGATATGTTTTTAAGTTAGTTTTAATGTCAGCAAAATCTAATTCGGTAATATTTAATTCCGCCATTATCGTAATCTCTCTAATGTTAGTGATAATGAAGTTGTTTGTGCAATACCAACTACTCTAAAAAATATTGTAACCTCATATGAATTTGTATCATAATCAGGCAAAACATCTACTTGTTCTATTTTTGCTCTAGGCTCATAGTTTTGAATAACCGTTGTCACTGCTTTTTTTAAAGCATTAGCAGAAATATTATCCAGAGGTTCGAACAAAAGATTATATATTCCTGATCCTATTTCTGGCTGAAACAATCTCTCACCAAATCTTGTAAATAACAAATTTTTTATAGATTGTCTAATAGCATTAATGTCTACTTTTTTTAAGACATCTTTATTTTGTGGATGTGTCGCAAAAGAAAGATCTATGTCTTTATATATTTTGCTGGATTTTAAGATAGCCATTTTATTTTATATTTATATGGGTTATACTGGTATTCCGTGTGTACCTGCTAACTGTAATAATACACCGCTGCCATTTTGGGCAGTTTTGTGATTCAAGAAAGTTACTGTGCTTCTTCTTGGTCCTTCTCTATTAAAAGACAAATGAATCCATGGTAATTTAGAACCAGTGGTTTTATATTCTAAAAGCATTTGATCATAATTAATATTAGCTCTCACCCATTTTGCAATCTCAAAATATTCTACATTAGAAACACCTGGAAATTGTATGTCTGCTGCTTGACCACGTAAATGCTGCGACGTTAAAGATCCGCCTTCAGGAACATCCGTTCTAAAACCAGAAGTTATTATCATATTAGGATATTTTTCTTTTATTGGATCTAAAACTTGTTCTGCTAATGCCTTTAAATTACAAGCAATTTCCCTTTTTGACAAATTGCCTTGTGCTTTTAATCTTCTTCCAGGCTCTGCACAAACAGCTTTATATGTTAAATCTTCTATTTTGTAATACTTAGAAATTTGATAATTTTCTGGTATCTCAGGTAAATTATTTATTTCACCGCATCCTGGAATTTGTAAAGGCAATTCAGGTGCAGGTGTAGCATCGGTTTCTGATGCTGTACCTGTTGCATTTAATTCGTCTGCATCAATAATACCATCTGATATAGCCTGATTTAATTCTCTGGTTATAATTTCCGCATTAGCTTCAAAATCTTCACCTAAAATATCTAATTTGAAGGTTAATTGTTCTTCTCTGGTTGGAACAATCAATTTAGAAAAACGAGGTGATTTTGTAGATTTAGAAGACACAGAATCATTCATTAAAAAAATTGCACCAGGAATAGAAGGTGCAAAAGATTTGACTACATACTTTAATCCAACTGTTTTAGTAATCAAACTTTTAATATCAGTTTTTAATCCAAATAAAAATTGATTTGCTCTAGAAAACAATTTCATGTCATCAGAAGAAAATATTTCCATTTCTTTTTTAGAATGAAGCTCCATATTATCACCTGAGGTAATACTTACTTTACCTGCAACTTTCATTTCATAATCACCGTGAATATGATGAGTTAAATCACCATCAACTTCTAGGTTACAATCATTTTTTACATATATGTTAGAGTCACCTTCAATTGTAACATTGGCATTTCCTTTAATAAGAACATTGTTGTGTCTTAATGAAATTTCATAACTATCACCAACTACCTTTTCTATTTTTGTTCCATTAACATCAATATCAATAAATGTTCCTGACTTATGATATAGTGTAATTCTTTCATTATTAGGTGTATCGTCTATTTCAATAACATGACCAGATTCAGATTGATACACATGATTAAAGGGATATGCTGCATTATAAGATGTTAATGGTTGATCCCAGTTGTCACCTAAACCAGTAGATATTCTTTTTTCTCTTGAATCATCTTTTGATTTTACAATCGTTGAGGATATTTCTTGGTTTCTTGCTAATTTATTTGTGTCTGGTTGATCAATATAATCTTGCAAGGGATAGATTTTATTTGGATCTTGAAATCCATAATTACTATTACCTCTTAATTTATTATAATAGGTTTGACCTGGAATTCCTCCCATGGTACCTAACATAACAGGCTCTTGACAATCTTCACCGTCACGAAAAAATCCTAAAACCCAAGTGCCTTCAACAGGACCTAAAGGTGTATGACCTATACCTGACATTGCAGCAGAAGTTATAGGTTGAACAGGATGTGCCCATGGTAAATCTTCCGTAGGCAAAGTAGATTTGTTAGGTGTGTGATACCCAACAATTCTAACTTTACATCTACCTAAAAATTGGGGGTCTAAGCGGTCCTCTACAACACCAACCCACCAATGAAAATTATCTCCGTATAAATTTTCCATAATTATTTAATTGGTTCTGAGAAAGATTCTTTTACACACTCTAAATCCATTGTGTGTTTACTCATAGCGAACTCGTGCCTGATATTAGTTATTAAATATTTTCCCGACAAATAAGGATCAAAACTAGCTTCCATGTCATAATTATCTGAATGTGCAATACTCTTAGGTATTGATATGTTAATCATACTACCTACTTCAATATCAGTTTTACCTGAAACTTTAATTGATATCTTTAAATTATTCATCTCATACATAATGTGGTTTCTTTGCATTGCCCATACTTCATATTTAGGATCTTGATTATTTTCAAACAAACCATATTGTTTTGTTCTAACGTGTATATGAGATTCAGGATTTCTTATAATATCAATTGGGTATGTGGGAAATGTATCTGTGTGTTCTTTTCTTCTGTGATATTCTAAACCATCAAAGGAAAATTCTTTATATTGTTTTAATGCTATATCATGAGTAACTAATTTACTAGCATAAAATCCATAATCCTGTGCTTGTAATACATCAAAGTAATTAATCAAATTAAGTTGTTGTATGAAGGCATATCTTTTTTCTATACTATCATCATTACTGCGTCCTGCAGCAGAATAAACATAATTTTGATAAATGTCATTTTTTCCTAAGGTTATTAGTTTATCCAAACTAGTTAAATAAAATTTTTTGTTTCCTTCAAAAAACAAAATACCTGGTGTGGTTTTGTAACTTCTATTTGTTACCCAATTAATACATTTTAAAGGACTCCAAAATGCAGGTAAAAAAGATAAAGATGTATTATGAGATTCTGATACTATTAATTCTTTCTCTATGAAAAGATTTTCATTAAAAATATCTCTAATTATCCTATCTGTTCTGCCGCTATATTTTTTATTTAGCCTAACAGAATTATCTAAAAACCCCTCTAAAGAGATAAAATGAACAACGTATATTTGTTCTTTTTCTCCTAAAAATCTTTCATCAATAGATGTGATTTGAAAAGTTCCTTCAATTGTTTGTCTGAAACCCGGCGTTCGATATTTTATTCTGATTTTTTCTGTTCCATTAATACCAAACTGAGTTATCATACTAGCAGCATCAATAAACACAGAATAACCGGTTAAAACATTACTAAAAATATCTTCCTGTATTACAACATTAGCTGCAAAAGTGCGAATATCATAAACAATGTTTCCTTTTAAAAGAGATATTTCCTCAATTAAAACATCGCCTGCCGCTTTTATGTTTTCTAAATTTTCCATTATTTAATCAAGTTTTTAAATTGACCAACAAATAATCCAATTAATGCTGAAGGTAAAACTCTAATATGCCTTTTATCGTCATTTTTACTAATTTCATATTCAAAATTACTTACAGCAGTTGCTCCTGAATAATCACTATCTACAATATACCCGTCTGAACTTACATAATGATGTGTTTGATTATTAGGATCAGTTATACTTGAAATAGATATACCTGAAATATTTTTAGTAACATTATCTAATGTAACTGAACTTGTTAATGATGCTCTTTTATATTGTGATCTTAGTTTTAATGTAGTTCCTGATATGCTAGAAACTAGAAAATATCCACCGTTGCTGCTGTTTATCTCGTCGTTTACAGCAAACTGGCTACCATCAGTAACAGTCATTTCAAAATCATAATTTAAATATATTAAATCTGGTATAAATTCATTTCCAATAGGCCATTCTGATCGAGGATCAGTAATATCATTCACCATCAATATAACCCAAAAATAATCCACTGAATTATAAAGTTTTTGACTTACTATTTCAGGTGTTTCACCATCTTTAATTAAATACTTATCCAAAGCAACAGAAGTGTCTCTAAATTTATTAGAAACAGAAACTCTGCGTAAAAAATCTTTAATAATAATATTTTTATTATTACTAGTTGTAATTATCTTTGGAAAATTTTTAAAATAAGACATTAGTAACCTGCCTCTATTCTTTCTCTTGATAGAACTTCTAATTCTGTAAACGATAGTTTCATATTAATTTCTGCGGGCATACCGTCAGTACCTTTAAATGTAACGAAATCTTTACCACCATATGATACAGACATATCTGTAAGATATGAATTTCCTATTCTAAATAAATTGTAATTTGGATTATCTTTATGATAAAATTCAATACCAAATTCTGCAGGATAACCCATAAGTGCTTGTTCTGTACCTAATTTGGGGTGCATATATTTTTTAAATGCTTTAATAATTGCAACAACCTGCATATACTCAGATCCGCTTTTAGGTAAGAAAACATAATTGAAATTGAATTTTCTGAATCCCATGTTTTGAAATGCTTGTACTTGAAATGGATTAGCTGCAATTCCAGTCGATGTACTGTACAAAGCTCCTGCGTCACCTAATGCACCTAATACTCCTTCATTTGCATTTTTTAATGCTAATGAACCAGCTGCTCCACCTAGGTTCGCAAAGGAGCTCTTCAGAGCTTCTATTCTTTCACCCGTACTTAACTCATCACCAGCGGCGTTCTCGCCCTTGATGGCCTGCTGAAACCCACCTAAAATGTTTCCAAGAGAACCTAAAGCTCCTACATCCTTGGTATCAAAATCTGCTTTATATGATACTGAAGGTACATCATTTATATAAAGAGCTATAGCAGTTGTTAAAGTTCTACGTTCACGTGCGGTGGCCTGTGCTGTTAAAGTAACTGCAGCTGCTGTACCTATACCACCTGCTAAATAAGGCTGGATTGTCTTCTGAGCCGATTCGCCCAACGATTGAAGACCAGTTACAGCTTCAACACTACTTGATACTCCCTCAGCTATTTCTCCGCCGGCGCGCGCCCCGCCTTCCCCTCCTATTAAGGTTCCCAGAATGGTGGCGCCACCTCTTAATCTATCAGGTCTATTACTATTACTAATTTCTATATTAATTGCTTCAGTTAATCTATTATTTACTACTTCACCTTCTCCTATATCAGATTCACGAATCGTAATATAAAACATTGCATAATGTGGATATTCAAGATTGTTAGGTGATGCAATGTTTTCAGGATATCTAAAAACCTCTAGATCGTTAAAAGTAGAAGAAATAGGATAATCTGCTCTATTTTTTTTATCTTCCTCACCATATGCTAATAATTCACGATTAAGTTCCGTGGTGTCGCCGTAATCCTGAGGCATAAATACTCCTGTATTAAAGGCATTAATTGAGAATATTTATATGACTTATGCAAAGGATACTTACAAAGGATACTTTGTTCCAATAAATCCACAAAAATATGTGGGTGATCCAGATAATATTATATATCGTAGCAGCTATGAACTAAAATTCATGAAGTGGTGTGATAATAATAAATCTGTTATAAAATGGGCTAGTGAAGAATTGGCTGTCCCATATATTAGTCCTATAGATAAAAAATATCACAGATATTTCATAGACTTCTTGATAGAAGTTCAGGACCGAGAAGGAAAAATTAAAAAATATATGGTAGAAGTAAAGCCTTACAAATATACTCAACCACCTGTCCCACAAGCAAGAAAAACAAAAAGATTTATCTCCGAAGTAAAACAATGGGGAGTTAATCAAGCCAAGTGGGAAGCAGCATCAACATATGCTTCTAAACAGGGATGGCAATTCATTATCATTACCGAGAAAGAATTAGGATTAGGAAAAACACTATAAATAGTAGAGTATTTTATTAATCCCCGACATAGTGAATTTATCATCGTGTCAATATCTTGTCAAGTATCAATTGAACCAAAATGCCATCAATCAAACCTTTAGATCAGCTCAGAAAGTTAGAAACACCTGATAAATCATTCAGGTGGTATTTGAACACGATCAGAAAAGTTGGTTTAGCTAGTTATTCGGCTAATAGGGCAATGAAAACTGATATTGGCGAATTTACTGCGGATGTTGAAATAGGAAATATGTATCTGTTTTTATATGACCCTAAAAATAAAGAAACATTGCCATATTATGATGCTGCTCCTTTAGTTGTTGCATTCCGAACAACCCTAGATGGGTTCTATGGACTGAACCTACATTACTTACCACCAATGATGCGAATGAGATTGTTTGGTAATATGATAGATGCATCAGTTGATAAGCTAGATGAGGGTTCTAAAATTATGTTGAAATGGAGTGTCTTGAAAAACATATCTAGATTTCCAGGAAGTAATGTGTGTGTTAAAAAATACTTGTACTCACAGGTATCTTCTAGATTATTAAAAATTAATCCAAAAGATTGGAGAATAGCTTGTATGTTGCCTATACAAGTATTCGAAAAACGATCCGATAACTTTGTATATCAAGATTCTAGGAGTAAAATGTAATGACAGATTTAGGTCTAACGTATGGTACACATCAAACCATACCTACATTAGAAAACTTTGTAAGTTTAGTTAAAGAAAAAAATCTTTCTAGATCTGAGAGATTTTTTGCTTCTTTTGGATATGTAACAACCCAGCAAAAAGTAATGAAAGATTTACAACTGTTATGTGAGGACATTAACCTTCCAGGTAAGACTATTAAAAATAAAACCTTGAGAATAAATGGCTTAGATGAAAGAAGAGCACAAACAGCAGAATATGGTGGAGATAACCTAACCTTAAATTTCTTAGTGGATACAGATTGGACACCTAGAAAATATTTTGAAGAATGGATGGGTTCATGTGTAGGACCAGTAACCGAAGGTAAAGAAGTTGGTTTTTATTCTTCTTATGCAAAAAATATTTCTTTGTTTGCGCTGATGCCTGCAGGATTGCCTGGAGAAAAACTATTAAATTTAAGCCCAACCGTAGGTGATAATTTAAATTTAGGTGCCGGTTTAACACAAGATGCACGTGCGGGAGCAGCCATAAATAAATTTTTAAACCGTGGGTCACAAAAAATAGTTGATAAAGCGGTTACAGCAACCAAAGCAGCAACCGTAGGGAGATTAGATTTAGCATCCAATCCCATATTTGAGGCATTCAGAGAAACAGAAAATATAATGTATGAGATACATTTAATTGAGTGTTGGCCAACATCTATAAACGTAATGAATATGAATTGGGCCAATCCAGGATTTTTAAGAATGAGTGTTAATTTTACATTTAAATACTGGGTTTCTCATGCTTGGAATAATGATGATTATTTAGATAGAGTGGCTGATAGCACACAAACTAGTATTAATGATGCTATGGCAAATTTTGGTCAAAAAATAAGCAGAAAATTACCTAACTTAGATAACCTAGGATCAGATTTACAGAATAAATTTCGCAATTTTACACGATAAGGAGTGAAACATGAGTATACCTGTATTGAAAGTACCAACCTATAAAATGACTTTACCTATATCAAAAGAAGAACATGAATTTAGGCCATTTTTAGTTAAAGAAGAAAAAGTTTTATTAATGGCTAAAGAATCAGAAGATCCCGTAGAAACTTTTGCAGCATTTAATGATATAATAAAAAGCTGTACTTTTGGAAAATTTGATCCGAAAAAATATTCTTCAGTGGATATGGAATATGCTTTTTTGCAAATTAGAGGAAAATCCATAGGTGAGGATATAGAATTAAATTTAATTTGTCCTGATAAAGAATGCAAGAAAAAAACCTTTGTTAGATTAAACATAAACGACTTTGAAGTAGAGCATGATGAAACTATTAAAAATATTGTTGAATTAGATGATGGTATTAGTGTATCTTTGAGATATCCAGGAATTGAAGAAATTGGAAAAATATTAAAAGATCAAAGTGAAGAAACCATAATTAAAGTTATAGCAGAATGTGTAGATTACATCTATAATCAGGAAGAAAGAGTTGAGATTACAGAAAATGATTATGAGGAAGTTTTACAATTTATTAATAATTTAACCTTGCAAAATTTTTACAAATTTACCGTTTTTTATAAAAATATTCCTAAATATAAAAAAGATATTATTTTAGATTGCAATTTTTGTGGTAAACAAAGCAAAGTTACCGTGGATGGTATAACAAGTTTTTTCGTATAGCTCTTTCTCATGATTCGTTAGAAAATTTTTATAAAACAAATTTTTTATTAATGAAATTACACAATTATTCTCTTACAGAACTTGAAAACATGATGCCATGGGAAAGAGAAATTTACATAGCTTTATTGTTGGACTATCTAGAAAAAAAGAAACAACAAAAATAAAATAGGTTAAAAATGGAAGATAGAAACAAAGCAATTAAGGAAATTGTTAAAGCAATAACTGGAATATTTTCTTCTAGTATTATGGGTGAGGGAAAGGCGGATAGTCCCAGTAATAGAACCGCCTATGCCGCGGAATCAATCTATGAAGACCACGGTGAACTACTAGAAAAAAATAACGAGGTTATGAATTCTACCGAGGAAATCCTAGGTGACATCTATGAAGATCATGGTAGTACATTAGAAGGTATTTTAGAAGAACTTAAAAAAAGTAATGATACATCCGAAAAGATGGAGCCGGGTTCATCTGAGGGAAAAAAATCTGAGGAAGAATCTGAAGATACACCTTCTGCTACTTTAGATGAATCAAGTGATGAGCCGTCGGTGATGGATATTTTATATGAAGCCCAAGGGATATCAAGTCCTGACAGCAGCGATAGTGGGTCAGGTGGGGATAGTCCAGTTGAAGTTATACAAGAAGGAATTACCGATATTGCGGAAAATACCAAAGAGGTAGCAGACAAAAAAAATCCTATTTTAGAGGCTGCTGGTGAAGTTACGGCGATGCTGGCGAATTCTTTCCTACCTATAGTTATGGGTGTGACCGCGGTCCTGGGATTAATAGCAACATTCAAAGATGAAATTATCGGTTTCCTTAAAGATCTTTGGGAAACTTTGAAAGGTGTATTATCTAAGGTACCGGTGATTGGGAAATTTTTTAAAACAGATCAAGAGAAATTTGAAGAAGAAAGAGAAGCGGACACCCAAGCTAGTATTGCAGAACAAGATGAAAAGGCCAGAGCTGAAGGTTTTGAAAATATGGCTGCAAGAAATGAAGCTATTCGAAGTGGAGAATATACACCACCCGACGCTACATCTGAAGATACAGCCGAAGATATTGCAGGCGAATTTGAAGAAAATGATACAACAACAGCGTCTAGTTTAATGCCCGAGGCTTCTGTTTCTGGGCCTGAGCAAACATCTAGGAGTGTTGCAACAAGTCAAGTTGAAGAGGCTGGACAAGAAATAAATCAACCTCCGGTTATTGTTAATAACGTTTCAGCTCCTACAAACAATAATGTTGTTTCTGGAGGAGAATCTAGTTCACCAACCACTGCGATTGTAACCGCAAGAGAAACACATAGTAGTTACATGAGGTTCCAACAAAGAAGAATGAACCGAGTGTTATAAAAATGGCCGGCCGAAAGGCCGGCCATTTCCATTTTAATCTTCAGCTAACTTAGCAAAATAGCTAAGAGTATCATCCTCGTCTTCATCCTCCATTGGAGAAGGAGCACTCCTGATAACAGGAGCTTCCTCTGAAATCTCAGAGATTTGATCTGCTGTCATAGCAGAGACAGGATTACCCTTTAAAACCATTTCGAGCTTTCTCTTAAGCTCATCATAACTCTTGAAATTCTTTTCGTCTAAGAATTCCTGTAAAGAGTGTTGCTGATTCCAAATAACTTCAATATCTGAATCGGAATCTGCAATTGCAGAAGGCGAATCAAACTCGGACTTGTCGTAGTTGCGATAACCCTCAACATTACGAATCTTCAGCTTGAAGTCTGCACCAGCCCAGAAGTCAAAAGGATTAATAGGATCTTCATCCTCAAACTGTGGGTGCATTACGTCCTTGATCTTATCAAAGATTTTCTTACCAAACTTGTATAAGAAAACCTTTCCCTCATTCTCAGGATTAGCTGAATCCTTAACTACGAGAATGTTAGAGATATGACTTAGACGGCGCTTCTGCTTACGAGCAATTTCCTTATTGCTCTCAACACCTGAATTCCAAAGCTCATTGTTAAGCTCAGAAACAGGATCGGGTTGATTAATAGTGGTCAAGCTGTTCTCAATATACCAGCGACCTGTGGGACCCTGAAAACCATGATCCCAAACACGAACCCATGGAATCTCCTCACCCTTTGGCGGAGGAAGAAAGCGGATCACGGCATAGCCGTTGCCTGCCTTATCAACTGTAGGCTTCCAAAAGCGATCATCACCACGTGGCCTTGATGATGGGTTAGAAATCTTCTCAACCTCTTTCATGAGGGTTTCGAAGTTGCCACGGCTACTGCGTAAATCTGATAAACTTGAAAATGACATTGTATTTCTCCTTGTATAGCGTTGTATGTTGTTGTATAGCATTTTTCATAATATTATTCATCATCCTGGTCTGTGTAATCCAAGTCTAATGAATCTTCATCAAAATCATCATATTCTTCATCAAGATAATCGTAGACTCTACCTTTGTGTTTTTTAAACAAATCCTTATTGTTTCTTTTACTTTGGTGTCTTCTTTCTTGATATTCTTCTTCTTCCCAATAATTGTTACTCATTATAAACCTTTTTTGTAATCATTTGGTATTTTTCTTTCTCAACTGTTAAGAACGGTGAATATTTTTTGATTTTAATAGAAACTTCTGCCCATACTGGATCAAGAAATAATTTCTTGTCCAAGTATAATCTAAATTTATATAATTTATTTAGAATTACAAGAGTTTCTAAAGAAACAATTTTACCATAATATAGTTTTAAAATAGGTGGATGGGTGTTTTCAACTTCCCAAAGTTCTGATAAAACAGGATAATGTTCCTGAATCCTCTGAAGTTCGGATTCATATGTGTATGACATACTTTGTATTCTTTTTTGCCATTCCAAATATGTGTTCGCACCACCATCATCAAATAAACCACCCCATGTATCACCTGTAATAAAATTTGCAACAAAATATTCCACAAATGCATCTTGTGAATTATACTTGGTTTTTATTTTATTTAAATAAATTCCAAACTCTTTTTTAACACCTTGTTTTGGTTTTTTAGGGATTCTTCCTTTTCTTATATCAAAATTATCTGAATCCTGTGTGAAATGTAATCTTAAAGCAGTATAAACCTGATATAAAGATTCTACATTGCTCATGGCAACTTAGGTGTTTTGTTTTTCTTTAATAAGTTCATTTCTTCAGCTTCAGCTCTAATTTTTTCTTTCAGAGACGAAGTTATAAAACTAGAAACAGCTTGAGGTTCAATATCATTCTCCTCACAATATTCTAGTAACATTTCAAAATAGCCCAAACGCCTCAGAACAGCCTGTTCTTCAATATACATTGAAAAATCTATAGCATTATTAAATTCACCTTTGGTAATAATATATTCCAAAGTTACAACCTCAACTGGTTGAGGTTTTGGTAATTCAAATTCATCCATCATGCACCATCCGCTAATTCATAAAAAATGTGATTTCCTATTTGTTCAATTTGTTTTGCATAAGGCCATCTTGGATTTACATATGATGCATGAAAGAATAAAGCATCTTTTAAAATATCCAATTCTAAATTATCATTTAGAAATTTTTCTGCCAAAATATAAGTTTCATTAAAAAGATGCGGTTCAAATCTTGTTCTTGCTCCACAAGTCCAAGAAAACTGACACCCTACATCATTTTTTTGAAAAACAACCTCACAAATAGAATTAGGATATTGTTTATTTCTAACTCTATTCATAGTAACTGTAGCAACTGCTAATTTTCCTTCATAAGGTTCATTCAGGGACTCAAAGAAAATATTTTGAGCCAAACAATTTATTTCTGAACCTTCAAATTCAGATTTTTCAACAATTACCTCAACTACAGGAGGTAAAGTATTTGGAATATTAGTTGGAAAAACTATTAATACTAAAGACGATAGTACCAAAGTTATAATAATATATCTCATCATAAGTACCTCCCTTATTGATGTAAGATAATACATTACAATTGGTTTGTCAAGGTTTAAGTTCGAAAAGATCCCTGTAGTATAAAAGACCTTCTACAAAATCATCCCTTTTGCCTTGAAAAGTTTGGACAAACCCATCTTCGACCACGATAATAATTGTTAAACGATTGATAGGTATATTGGTTCTTTCTTCGAACATTATTGCATATGCTGAGGCTTGCATAAAATAATGCAAAATGTGTTCTTTATCTTTTTCTCTTCTGGCAGTTTTAAAATCTATGATAGATAATTTACCATTATATTCAGCTATACAATCTACACGTCCTGCTAATCGTAAATGATCAGAATATAACGGTGCCTCAAGGGACCTTATATTATTTATTCTATCAAGTTCCGGGAGTATGACAGAAAACATCTCTTTTTCCATTAGAGATATGTTTTCTAACTCCTCATTATTGAGATAATTTTCAATAATATTATGTATTCTTGTTCCTCTGTTGGCTGCCTGTCTGGATATTTTATTTGCTTCTTCCTCACCAACACGTTTGCGCCATTCTTGTATACCTTGTTTAGTATGTTCAGATAACACCGTGGTGACGGAAGGGTAGGATTTACCTTCAGGAGTTTGGTAAACCCTACCCTTCTCGGTCGTGTAAGCAGTCAAATCCTGTAACTCAACAGGAACATGATTAAATTTTTTCATCACACCTCAACTTGTTTAATCATACTATTAATATAATAATAATTTATTCTTATGTCAAGATGCCATTAACACCATATCGTCGTATGCCAATCTTGCTAAAATATATTCTTTAACAAGGTTGCTTCTAACAATATCGGTGATTTCAAATTCTAGCATTTTGAATGTTGACATATGTTTTGTTATACTTATAAACTTATTTAACCCAGACATATCCTGTTTTCTATAAAGATCTGTTTGTCTAAAATCTCCACAAAATATAATTCTGGAATTTTTACCAACACGGGTCATGATACTATTAATTTCCATGTCGTTCATGTTTTGGCATTCATCAACAATAACAATGGAATTGTCCATTGTTAATCCTCTTACATATGAGGTTGTCATGAATTCAATTAATCCTTGTTCCATTAATTTCATGTATGCAATTTTTCCAAATCTAGGAATTAAATCTGAACAAATATCCTGATATGGTCGAGAATATATTTCAGTTTTTTCTTTTTCGTTTCCTGGTAAAAATCCTATGTCTCTGGATGGAACTGCTGATCTTACAATAACAATTTTTTCGTACTCATTATTTTCTATTAAAACTTCATTTAAAGCATTGTACAATGCGATATATGTCTTACCTGTTCCTGCAACGCCGTGTAATAATATTGCCTCAGTACCCTTGTTGTATAGTTTATAAAACTTGTCTTGGTTAATTGTTAGTGGTTTAATTGATTTTAAATCTCCTCTGATAATTAAATTAGGGTTTCTTCCATTAGAATTTTTAACACTTTGGCGATTTTTTTTACGGGACATTTTAGACTCGCTAGTTAGGGTAAAAAAATAACTCCCCCAGTGCTTAAGCACCAAGGGAGTATGTTAAATATTTCGTACTTTTTTAAAAGTCGAAACTACTGTTGCTAAGTGTGTTGCCTCTATTATTTGAATCAATTTTTTGCATCACCTCTTTGAAGCCGCCATCGGGTCTTCTGATTCCTAGTCTTACTGGATCTCCTAAAGCAGGAGCAGAAAATATAACCTTCTTGACCTGAACCTCACCACAATTAGGACATGGTTCCTCCTCGGGTTGTTTCATGTTAGGAATGCTCAATATCTTTTCAAAATAATGTTCACATTTGTCACACTTGTATTCATAGTTAGGCATATTTTTATTTATCTCATCGGGTTTTTTACGGTTCACTTAATCTTCTTAGAAGAATCTGCTTCGGTTTTATCCTCACGAATTTCAAGGAAAACCGGGAGGAACAAACTCTCAGTATCAGAGTTTTTGTCCTTGATTCTTGCATTATATTTAACTGCAACAATCTTACCTACAGTATTATCTACTGTGTATTTATCACGCTGTTCATCCGTAAATCCACTACCAACATTAACACGAATTTTCTTGTCAGCAGATTCAAGAACGAGAGCGCCTAACTTACCAACATTCTTACCTGTGCCTTCTTGCCAATCAATACAAAGCAAATCGCAATCTAACTCACCCTTAAACTTAATTTGATGAGTAGCACGCTTATCTTCCCATGGACTATTGATATTTTTTAGGATGATACCTTCCTCACCCTTGTTAAAATATTCCTGAAACAGTGTGTTAGCCTGATCTTCAGATACTACCTCATGATTTTCAATGATGGAAATTCTGCGAACAGAATTGTATGGATCAACACCTAGCAACTTAGAAAATCTTTGTACATAAGGTGTGTTACAAACACCAACCTTGAAATCTTGTAAAGGAATAATGTCCCAAATAGTAGCATAAACCATATTTGCTTCCTTGAGAGAGATGGTTCCCTTTACTGCCTTATTAAGGATACCATTACCCTTTTGTCGGTTCATAATAGAACCATCTGCTTCCTTAACAATAAGCTCTCCATCAAACACACAATTTTCTGTCCCTGCATATGCAAGAAAAGCCTGATTTAATACATCATGAAGCTCTATGCTTTTTCCGTTTCTTGACTTTAATTCAATTTTTCCATTTTCTACAATGGCATTGAAACGCATTCCGTCTAACTTTAGTTGAACATATGCGGGATATTCCATTCTAGCCATTAACTTCTCGCTGTATCCAGAAGCTAACATAACAGGGTAGGTTGGAATAAGATTAGGAAAAATTTTGTTAACAGTTGCGGTAGAAACACCACACTTCAAATCCTTGGAAATAATCCTGGTAACAATGTCTGCATCTTCGGGATGAATATTTTCAAGAATCCAAGTAAGTCGGTCAATGGCAGCATTACCTGTGATTTTTCTTGTGTAAATTTCTTCCAGATGAAAAAATACATCGTCCCAATTTAGATTAAAGGACTTGTTTTCGTATGCTGGGATCTTTCTTATGTAAAACTGAGTATAAGGATCCAGAGCAAGAAACATTACGTTCCGCAAAGTTTCATTCATGAAATTAGACCGAAGAATATCCTCTTTGTCTAATCTAGAAGAAGTTGATTCTAATGCCTTGAAAATATGATACATATATTTCTCCTTGAAGAATCTATTTCTACTTAAATATAATACTTCAGGAGTGTTTTGTCAAGTGCTATAAAACCAAAATATCGTAAACATTACTAAATTCTGTGGCATCCTCTATGGTATTAACCATTGGTTTTCCACGAATATTTAAACTTGTATTTAAAATCATTGGACAACCAGTTTCCTGTTCCCATAATTTCAAGAATTTATGAAACCCTGGAGAATCATATTCCGAAACAGTTTGGACTCTGGAGCTTCCATCATGGTGTATGATGGCTGGGAATTCATCTGGTTTTTTACATTGCATTGTGTATTGCATATATGGACTTTCAGATGTACACATATGAAAATAATTTGATGCTTCTTTTTTAAGAATGGCGGGAGCAAAGGGTCTGAATTTTTGTCTACGTTTAATTTCGTTTACTTTATCTTTTATTTCAGGGCCTCTAGGATCAGCCAATAAACTTCTGTGACCTAAAGCTCTTGGCCCGAACTCTGCTTTACCATTGGCAATACCAACAATTTTATGTTTTTTTAAAGCATCTACTAATTGTTCGGCTGGGTACTGACCTTTAATGTCATGTCCTAAAAATGCATTACTAAAAAGCATAGATTCTTTTCTTTGGGCAGCAACAGCACCCAAACTGTTACCTGCATCACCTGGGTTAGGCATGATCCACACATTTTTGAAATAAGTATGTGCAATAGAATTAGCTACACAATTTAATGCACAACCACCAGCAAGAACTAAATTATCCGAGGGTACTAATTCTTTGGCTTTGTGCAACAAATCATGAAAATATAATTCATAAACAAATTGTGTGGCTGCTGCAATATCATACTTGTCTTGTTCAGAAGATAATTCACGCCTCCACCACTTACAACCACGATGAAGATTTTCCTTTAACTTAAGATCATGTTTTGTGTCAAAGAAGTCTTCCAATATTATTGGAGCATACTTGGATGCGTCTCCATATGCAGCCATGCCCATCAAAATATATTCTTCTTCGTTTGGTTTTAATCCAACACGTTGGGTCATGGCAGAATACCACAATCCTAAACTATGAGGATATTTAACACTAAACTTCTTGTTTAAATTATTACCATTTCCTTCCCATATTGTTGTAGTATCAAATTCACCTATAGCATCAATTACTAAAATAGCAGCATCAGGAAACAAAGAAGTATAATAACCACCTGCGGCATGACTTTTGTGGTGATTACCAAACGTTAAATATTTTGGGTCAATATTATATTTCAGTAAATAATTTCTAAAATTATTTTCTTTACCTAACCACCCTTGCCCTGACATGAATTGTCGAAATGTTTTTGTAAATGGATTTTCATACCATACTACTTCATCTGGTTTGCCAAAATACAAAGCATCTGAAATTAAATCATGGTGTAAATGAGCATCATTCTTTTTTCTTGAATAACGTTCACTTTGTGCGGCAAAAAGTATGGTGTTGTGTTTATCCACAACAGTAATTGCTGCATCATGGCTATTTGCTGATATTCCCCAACTAATCATATTTAATCACAGGTATAGGTTTCATTTTATGAAGATTTTTTTGATGATACTTATTATATATGTCTAAAACAATTCTCTGTCTATCTGTCAAATCATCTTCGGATCCTGAATACTCCATGGCCCATTCTAGTTCATCATAGGATGCTTCCATCTGTTCTTCGTCGGTCCGACCATCTTCCCATAATCCATCGGTTGGTTTTGCTTTTATAATTCTTTTATCTATTTGTAACTCTTTAGCTATATCATAAACTTGGGATTTAAATAAATGAGCAATTGGTGCAATGTCAACACCACCATCACCATATTTTGTAAAAAACCCAACACCAAAGTCTTCTACTTTATTTCCTGTTCCAACTACAATACCTGAATGTATTTGTGCTAAATGATAAAGTGTTATCATTCGTAGGCGAGATTTAGTATTTGCTGATGCTAAATCATTATAAGCTATATCACCTATATTTTTTTGCATTGTTGATATAAAAGAATCATAAACCTCTGTTAAATTAATTTTTTCTATTTGTACGTTGGAATGTTTTGTCAACCATTTAAGGTGAGCATCAGACAAATTTTCCTGCTCTAGGTTTTGGTGTAATGGCATTCCAATTGCAAAAGTAGGTAATCCGGTCAAGGCACATAAGGTTGATGTAACTGCCGAATCTATACCACCCGATACGCCAACTATTAAAGAATGAATTTCATTTTCATTGCAATAATTTTTTATCCACTGAACAATATTTTGTATCATAGGTCAAAATTACATAGAGCTGTCCAATCATCCCTACCACGCATAGGTTTGGGCAACAGTCTCCATCCTCTTTCTAGTAACCAAGGCACAGCAGTTGCTCCTTTTCCATACCAACCATTATGAGGCTCATCTGCTACTAATTCTTTTCTAAATGTAGTTCCTGTTTCTACTTCCCAAGTATCATCAAATAATATTATAGATCTTTCTGCCATTTTATCAACCACTTTCATAGTTTGTTTCAAATGTACTTCGGCAGAATTTTCATTGGTTAGTTCCACACCAAAATTTTCAACATATCTTTTTTTCTGATCAAATATCCATTGTTGATGTTTACTATCAGGTGGAATATAGTCAAAATTATCTAGATATGCCAAGGAAATTGGTTTATCTATCTTATCTAACAATTCTAAACCATCACCACACCAAATATGTATGTTGTTATCTGGTTTATCAAAAAATTTTAATTGATTAATAAGATTACAATCCAGATCTATACAATAAAATTCAATATCTTTTCTGTTCATGGCATAAGCACAAAAAAATGGTGTACTTCCCTCGCCTGACATTAAAGGAGAAGCACCCATTTCTACAATTACACCTTCAGAAATTTTGTCACAATAATCTACAAGTATATTATATGCTCTAGCACCCATATTCACTCTCTATAATATTTTTTAAAATTACCCATTCATTCTTTACAATTTGATTAAAATTATTTCTATTGTGAAGAATTTTAGGGTATAATTGTTTAAACAAATCATTAAGATCATTTATATTTAGATGATCTACAATATCTTTAATTTGTTTAGCTTGTTCTTCATAACTGTTACCTGGGACATATCCAAAATCTTCATTAAATGTTTCAAATCCTTTATCTTGTAAAAATTTTTCTATTCTAGGTGGCCCATAATGTATAAATGGCCTCATACCTAAAATAGGTTTGAATGTTTTTTCCGATAGAAAAATTGTATCTAAAGGTTGAACAGTTTCACTTACAATATTCAAAAAACTTTTATTCCATATTTCAAGATTACCTAAAGTAAAAACATCATTAGGCATCATTAAATGTTCGGGAATTTCATCATCAGGAATAACTTCTTTAATTCCACATTCAGGATCTAACCCTATATTTAAATTCCTGAAATCTTTATTAGAAATAGTTATTAAACCATCTGAATTTTGTAAAGTTTCAAATAACAATTCTCGGCTCGAAAAAACTTTTCTCTGATAACAAAGAAATTTATTCTCAAAGGATACAGGCAGAACTTTTTCTATTTCAGGTATTTGGAAATATTCCCCTACAGCTAATAACCAAAATATAAAGTCTTCACTAGATATATATTTTATTCTGTCACTTTCAGGTAAATGTTCTTTTCTGTATTGATCCATCAAAGTTATAAAAACAACTTTATTATTAATGTCTTCTAGTTTTTGAACAGCCTCTTTAACTAAATCTGGAGGTAACCAGGTGCAGCTAATAGGATAAACATTTTCACTACTGAACATTTCTAGAATTTTATGTTCTAATAAAACAAATCTCCAGGTTTTTCCATTACCACTATATCTTAAAATAGGCATTTATGATATTAGTGTTGGTGTCTTAGGTATGAAAATTTAGGTAAATTTTTAGTAAATGGTTTGGCTTTTTCATAATCAAAAATTTCATGTAAGGTAAAATTTAAATGTTGTAAAACACAAGAGTCCAACAATTTAAGATCAACCATATTAGTATAATATTCAGGTAATTTTTTTCTACACCATAATTCATGTTGCAATATTGTTGGATGATAATCCACCCAATCTTGGTCTTCGTTTTTATGTGGAAATTTATAAACGGAATTTTTTTTAAAAATATTTTTTCTTGCTTCCGAAGCAAAACTTTGCATACTTTCTTTTTCATCAAAATACTTTTCCATATCACTATTATACATTTCAATAAATTCAGATGGCAACCCTAAATTATACTCATTAGGCGACCCTATTGTCATATCCTCCATATGTTCACCTGTAATATCAAATGCTTTTGTAATTTTATATTCACATCCTATATTTTCTAATAATAATTTAATTTGTTTTATAGCAACCCATGTTTGATAATATGCAAAGAGCAAAGACCAATGTTCCTGAAACCATTGTTTTTCCCAATCGGTTTTTATCCAATTAAAAATATTACCATTTCTAGACCATTCATGACCTGTATAATAATCCAGACGAGGAATGCTTGTGGTCATAATCAAAACTACATCATTTTCATTTATATTATTGATGTGATTACATTCCATTAATCTTGTGCTTATAGAATAATTACCAGAGCCTGACGCACCCCAATTTTCATAATAGTCAAAAGACTGTCCTACTATATCTGCCCAAGTAGGCCATCTATAATTTGTAAAACTACAACCAAAAGTAAATAATCTTTTCATTTGTACATTTCCCATTTTGTGTGTCTGAAATCTGTGATTTCAAAAAATCTATTATAATTGTGCTCTACTATATCTTTTATATTTAATTGCCATTCGTGCCATTCATCTTCTGTCATGTTACATAATCTTTCTATTTCATCTACAATAGTAATTAATCTTTTTTTACCATCAATTATTTTATCATATTTTTCATTGATAAAAGGGTGGAAAGTTTTATACCCTCTATCTCTTAATCTTGCTAACATAAAAGCAGAACCAACCAAAATAAATGGATGTTTAACTGCTATAGGTTTGTAAGTTTTTTCCGTAAAAAATCTATATGATTTATAATCATCAGATAAAGTCATAAATTTATACTCATGTGGCTCATAAAAAATTGTTTCTGTCACAACGGAAAAATAACTATTTTCAAAATATTCTAAATCCTTTTGAGATATTTCAACAGGATTAGGTCTGGATTCTGAAACTCCACCATCTAGCCTTAGAGGAAAAATATTTTGATTTTCTTTTACTGTATTAAATATTTTTTTATCATGTTCAGGAATTGAAGAATAATTATCCAACCACTGTCCCAACCATTCAATATTGGGGCCACGACCTTCGAATGAATAAAAAGATTTATTTAATAAATTTCTATCTATTATGTGTGCCAATAATTCCATTCTGTGTAATCTTTCTATCTTATTAAAGCATAGAAATTTTTTTTCTCTTTTCTTAATATGGTAAGAATCATTTTTAGTTATTATATATTGATGACCTCTACCAATTCTTTCAAAAACATAATAAGATATTATATTAATCCTCTTTTTGTAATTTAAAACACTACAAAGTTGTTCATAACTTTCTGATCCGTCTAAAGTTCCGGTTGTCAAAAAAATATTTTTGGAATCAATATCCGTATTTTCTATTGCATTATGGATTTTTTCTATGACAGCTTTAATTATGGCTTCCGAAGAAAGAAAAAATATTATTTTTTTATTCTCCTTTAAAATAGCTAGAATAATTTCTCTTAATTCTTCATCTGTAAACCTATATATTTCCAAAGCATAAGCACACAATGTAAAAAAAATATCTTTGTGTTCTTGCAATTCCTCATAAACTATAGATAACATTTGGAAATATCTATCAGATTCTTCCTGCAAGAAAGTATATTTTTGATTTATTTCCCTAAGAGTCATCTTGTATTACCATATTGGATAACGATAGATTCAGGAACATCTTCCCTTTTTAAATATCTCCAAATATCTACAATAATACTTCCAGGTAATATATTACAATAGAAATTTTGTGTATCACTACCAATCACATGGCTATGACTATAAGTTGTTGGAGCATGATGAGCAAGAAGAATAACACCATGAGCTTCATTTATCATATCATTAGTAAGGGGGTCAATATATATTACCTCATGTCCTTGCTCTTCCACATAATGACCAATTAATAAACTGTAACTGCCTTCTGTGTATACAACACCTGGCTTATATGCCTTACCATGAATATAAATTTTCATATTATTTTTATTGGCTAGGTCAACCATCTTTTCTGCTACACGTTTGGCCTGTAGTTCTCTACTATCCATGATGGCGCCAAATAAATCATAACCTAAATTTAATTTTTGTGATAACCAACGTAAAGCAATGTTATCACGAGGATGGCAAGCACCTGCATCCCCCATACCCGCTCTCATGTAAGAAGGGCCTGTTATGCGACGAGTACTTTGAGCCAATGCTTCGGTTACAACATCAACATTAATATTTCCTGATGTTTCTGCAACATCCTGTATCATGTTGACTAATCCAATTTTAGCAGAGATGAAAGTGTTATAAAAAATCTTGATGCATTCTGCTTCATCCCAAGTACCTATGACATATCTTGGGTCATTTTGCATAATAGTTTTATAAAAATTTGTTAAAATTTTTGCATCACCTGTAGTGGTTCCATCTTCAGTTCCTATAATAACCATTTCAGGATTAATCATGTCCCAGTTTACAGATCCCATTGCAATTAGATATGGGTTGTAAATGAATCTATAATTAGATGTGTGTTTGATAAATTCTCTGCGAGTGGTTCCTGGAAGAACTGTACTAATAAGAACTATTAGTTGATCTTTAGTGCAATGATTATTCAATTCTTTTAATATATCAATAACTATTGAATAATCAAAATCTTTCGGCTCTAAATGTGCTGTGGGTGTTTCACCACCATAAGAAGAGTCATGGGGAGTTGGAACAGCAATGAAAATTAATTCTCTATTTTGTACCGTTTCTTTTATAGAAGGCAAAACTGGGAATTCTGCTATACCATGATCGACAATATCATATCCTACTACATCATGGCCAGCATTTTTCATTTCGTTTGCACAAGGTGCTCCTAATTTACCACAACCAATCATTGCAACCTTCATTAAATCAATCTCCTATTATATGATAATCGTTGTTAAGATTTAACTGCGCATTAGAAAAAACTGGTTTTACTATATCCGGACAAACTTTTGTTAGTTCTATTGCATGCATTTTATTTGATGTTAATTTATCTTTTATTTTAATATATAGATTAAATTGTTCGGAGCGGGACAAAGAATTTAATCTCGCTATTTCCTGTACTCCTGCTTCAAATCTTTCATCATCATTATCTATTGAATCAAATGAGTAATCAAACATCTCATCATATAATTCAAATCCTAAGTCTTTCAACCAAAAATTATAATTTTTCTTATTAATCACAATAAATGGTTTTTCTAAAAATAAAGGAATTGCTGTTTTTTCTGTTAAAAAATAGCAATCCATGGTTGATTCATTTATTACTTGAAATAAAGAAGAGTGATATGATTCTGGTAAATTTTGAAAATGATTTAAAGTTTTTTCATAATTGTCTTCTAATAATAATTTAGTCTCCTGCCAATAAGAAAAATTATAGGTCAGAGAAGTATTAAATGTGGGTTGTACCCAAGATATTGCTTGATTATCTATTAAAGAATATTTTCCAAACAAATCCATAAGTTTACAGCGATGCGGGTGGGGTTTATTATTCAGACAAGTAAATGTAAAATTTATGTCCCTTTCAGAATTTAATTCTGAATTATTCATCCTTACAGTGTGGCTTAAAAATGTTAAATTTAAAAAATATGTTTCCCAAGAAATAATAGAATCAATACAATTAAATTTTTCATCATTTATATCATGCATCGGAGGTGTATCTTTTCTCCAACCGTTAACCACGGTTAATTTAATATTTTTTTCATTTACCCAATCCAACAAAGTGTAAAAATTAAATGTGCCAGCAAAATTCATATAATTATACTCTTCTTCATTCATAAGAACGACATGATCAATATCATTTCTATTTTTTAATTCTTCAAAATTAACCTGAAATGCTGTTCTTGTTCTAACAAAAGCAATCATATATTTACCGCATTTTCCTTAATTGTTTCAACTATTTTTTCAATTCTTTTTATATTATTATCTTCCTTATCATATTTAGTATCACACCAATTAAACAAATCAGACACATCTTCTCCTCTTTTCTCATAGTATTTTATAGTGTTACTAACAAAATTTTTAGTTCCAAGCACAATCATTTTTTTATTTAATTGTATAGGTTTAGCAACTTTTTCTGTTGGGAAATAAACATCATCATAAGCAAAATTAGATTCACCTACCACAACAAAATCAACAGCATCATAATAATCTCTATTATATTGTCTGTTATGAGAAACCTCTCGATCAAATATTTTAGTATCTAGTTTGAAAATAGGATCAATTCTTCTTAGACCAGTTTTAACCTTATATTTTGTTTTGTTACATAATAATGGATTTGTAAAAATATCGTTAACCTCCACACCAGCTGAAAATTTTATATTTTCAATATGATTACCAAAAAAACTTATATGAGCATATTTGTCTATTAAGTTTTCATATGCCAAAAGACCCAACAAAACTAATCTTTCGAATTTATTTTTACCCACCATATATAAAAATTTTTTAGGTTGTATTTCTAAATTTTTTGTAATTGGTGTGTAATATTCTTTGTATTTCAAAAAATAACAATCGTAATTTATTTTTAATCCACGATTTATTAATTCAAATAAATCTTTTTTTCTCCATTCAGGATTTCTTTCTGCGGTAAAAAGAGTTATATTGCTCAGATTTTCAATTTCCAAAAGACAATCTACTAAAATATCGGGCATAATTTCAACCGTACCATCTATATAAATTTTCCTTTTACGAATTAGTCTCCTAGTATATGTTTTCAAAAAATTAATCACTTCATTTTTCATAAATGGATTAAATCTGTACATACTCACACATAACACATCTGCTTCTTCGGGTGTTCTCACTATATTACTAAATCTAAAAGTTGACATATCATCCTGATGTCCAGCAAATACATAAGCTTTTTCTTTTATCCGCATCTTTAACCTTCCTGTAATTTTTTCCAAAATTTAGGAATAATTTTTCCATAGGTATTTTTTAGTAACTGATAATTATGTTCTACAACCTCCTTTGTGCCCACAATAAAGTTTTGTTTGGTATTTTTATCCCAGTTTGAAATTTGTTTACATATATCAGCTATTTTCATCATGCGTTGATGATTATCTGAGATATCATCATAACTTTCATCAAACCATTGAGAAAATGTTCTATATCCTTTGTTTCTTAGATTTTTCAAAGATCCTTTTTGACCAACCAAGATGAATGGTTGTTTATACAAAATAGGCTTAAAGGTTTTCTCAGTTTCTGCAATGGTGGGTTCATATGCCGTAGTTTCGGTGACCACAGAAATCAAACTTTTTTCATATAAGTGGGATAAAGTTTGATTGGCATCCATAGTCATAATTTTATGATTATCATAACTATTGGCTAAATTATCAACCTTTAAAGGAAGAATAGTTTGAAAATTCAACAAATCTTCTTCGGTTAAACCAATATTCTGAGAAAAATTACGATGCACATTATGAAGAAAAAGTTGATCCGGATGATGAGGATTGCCGGCAGGGATGGAATAAAAAGAATCCTTTAATAAATCATTTTTTAAGAATAATAATGTTAAATCAATTCTGTGCTGTCTGTATCGGTAATTTAAACAAAGAAAAGATTTTTCAATAATATCTATGTGCCTTTTAGTGACATAAACCTCTTTATTTTGTATTCTTTGTGAAATTTGATATTCAAAAGAATCCCAAAATAACATTTTCATTCTTTCCGGTCCATGATTTTGTTGAGAACAAAAATCAATATATAATTCTTCCACATTTGGGCATCCGGTCATGTAAATAATCTTATGTAGAGGAATGTTATGCATTTTGAAATAGTTATGCATTTGGAAAAAGAAGTTGTTGCTCACAAAAGATTCTACAGCCATATCTAACAGAATATAACCATTTTTATTTCTAATTAGATTTATAGCGTGATCGGAAAAAACAGAACTTTCTATTAATCCTGTGTCTGATCCAAAATTAAAAAAATCAGGAAAGGATACTCTATGATGCATCTGAAAATCATAAACAAATAAATCATCATCCTTAAGTTGATATACACTAGATAGTTCAAATATATCTGGATAATGTCTAAAAAAAGTATGAAACAAATATGGAGCGTTATTTCTTTTATTATCTGTAATAATTGTCCCCTCTAAACCATTGGTTAGATCATAAAGGTTAGGAATTCTATTATTAGAAAGAGGTCCTCTAGGAGATATCCATTCATATGCTATCTTTATTTTCTTCATTTTTTATGATGTTTGTAATTGGTTCTGAATATAAGTGCTGATGTTGTGGTCCTATGTGTGATCCATCTGCTGCGGGATTAAACGTTCCCCCTTTAGGCAAAGGCATCCAACCTTCTTTAAGGTTTACATCTAACCAATGACATCTTATACTGGTCAAATTTTCTATTACATCCACACTGGATACATTCCAACCTACATATGAAGAAAGAAAATTGTAAATTGGTATTTTTAAACTGTTTGCTAAAACATTAACAGCAGTTAAATCTGTTATAAATTCGTTACTCCATATAAGATTTGCTTTAATTTTTTCAGCATAAACATGATTAAGTAAATAATCATGTTCATCAAAACAATCATCTATTTTCCAATGTATATTATAATGAATTAAAGAACCTGAAGATCTTACATAGGTGTACCTAGTAGGTTCAGTCCAACATACTACTATTCTTCTAGGTTTAGGACGGTTTGATAAAAACCAAGAAAATAAAGAATTTTTCATATTGTTGTTACTATTACCGCCTTTAGCTAAATTAACGGTTTTAGCATTTAAAATTTTTTCGTACTGCGAAACCCACATTTCAGATTTTCTCAATCCTATACCTTCTACATGAGAACACCCTAGTATCATATCAAAATTATTTTCTTCATATGTTTCAAATTCATCGGTCCTATAACCATAAGAATTATAAAAATAAAAATCATCTTCTAATTCATAATAAGGCCAAACTTCTTCACTAACATTTAAAGATTTGGCTTTCTCTAAAGTTTGATTATGTAAGATTTGGTCCCATGGTCCAGAAAATTTACCGGAACGGCCAAGACCATAAAAATTCGTATAATGAAATAGATCATTGGTTTTTTGTGATGGTATAAAATCTAAATTCATTATATTTTTCTCTTAGGTAGGATAATATCGGTTCCGCAAACACAGTGATATTTATCGCAGATTACGCTTTTAGGTTCAACAAGGTCAAGGTCATTTAAAATGTGCCCAACCACACCAGAAACACCACAACTAGCCATGGTAATAAAACCTGCAGGATTAATGAAAACTGAATCTCCTATATCACATTCCCAACCCGTAAAAAAATTCTGGCGAGCAATGATAATTTCATTACTGTTCATAAATTTGTCTGTACCGTCTGACCATTTACCATAGGAAACAGCAACGCTATCCTTAAATGGTTTATTAGGAGCAAACTTAACTTCAAGATCCTGATGATTTTCTATCCATTCGTTTTTAGCAGGATCTTTGTACTCCCAAGGTTTTGCAAAAGCAGACATTTCATCAAACAATGGTGTCCATTCCATATAATAACCAGGTAATTCTCTCTTTAACATTTCACCATATTCTACAACTTCCCAAAATTTTTCATCATGTAATAGAAGTTTATTACAAAAGTAATTTATTTTATCGCATAAAAATAAACTATTTTTAAAATATCTTTCTTTGTTTGCCCCTTCAATATGAAAACTAGCTACAATGTCATCAAAGAGGTGGTAATGAGATTTCCACCAAGATGTAGCTCTACTTAAATTAGTATTAATGGCTATTGTATTATTTGGTGTATTTTCTTTGAAAAACTCTACTACAGGAATTAAATTTTTCCAAATAGTTGGTTCCCCACCACTCAAATATATTTTGAATGCTTTGTATCCAGCATCTTTGTATCGGTCAATAATTATGCCAAGATTATTAATATAAAGTTCTGTATCAGCATCATTTTTGTGGGCGCCGCCCCAATTACCTGGATTACAATAACTACAACTGTAGTTACAATTATCACTAACCTGCCAAGTAATGGCTAGATATTTTTCTTTAGGATAAACTTCTAAGAGTTTTTTTGTGTCCATAAATAAACTTCCTCTAATTCAGGTATGCTAGAGAATAAATCTTCTTTTCTTATGTTATCATATGTTTCAGAACGTTTAAAAAATTCCTGTAATCCACCAACATTACCTTTTGCATTTTCTAGAGCTGTAAAAACCGACCACATTTGGTTTAATTGATTTTCTACTTCATTTTCATCAAATATACCTGAATGTTTTATATCTCTATATGCTTTAGCCCACGCATCCCTAGCTTTTAATGCAATATGAGGAGGTAATATATCTATTCCCATATACCATGGATTGGTTAATATATTCAAACGTAACCCATTTAAAGGTATTGTTTTATCAAATATCATTTTTTTTAAAAACATAGGAAAATGAAATATGTTGTAAATAGATATGGTAGGTGTTATACCAAATTTTACATGAGGTACTTCTCTTTTCATTTCGTGAATATTTGTTAGAATTTGTTTCCAGTCTGCTCCGTGTCGCATATATTCAATGACTTTATTTGAACCATCTAAACTGGCCCAAATTTGCACATTTGAAAAATTCTTCCAATAATCTATAGAATTTTTTTTCTTATAACGAAGAGTTAAAAAATTAGTAGTATAAGTTAATTCTACATCAGTATGTTTATTTTCTATCCAATAATCTAATATATCATAATGCTCGCTGGTTATCAGGGCCTCGCCACCAGCAAAATATACCTCTTCCACATCTAAAAGGTAAGGACGGATTTTGCCTAACAGATCATCGTTTTCATTATTAGAAACTACAATCTTTTTCATATTGAAATGTTCTACTAAAGTCTCTTTTCCAAAATTTTGCACATGCTCTTCTGCCCAACGACTGCTACAAGCTGGGCCACAAGTACGACATTTCATATTACATAGATTGGAAAATCTTATATCCAAATATTTTAATTTGAAATTTGAAATTGATCCATCATCCTGTGTTTCATTAACCAAATCTTTTGAAGATTCATATCTTCTTGTATTATTGGAATTTCGCATAGACCAAATACCATAATCTTCTAATTCATAACATCTTTTACATTCTTCTACTGGTTGATCGTTTAACATCTTTAAACGAATCTCTTTATACCTATCACTATTCATTATCTCCAAAACATTTTCTTTTTCGGTTGTAGATACTGGTTTTTGTGAATCAGCAACACAACAAGGCATTACCCTTTTGTCTGGCCACGCATGAAAGTGAATCCAAGGTAAAACACAAAAATGTTTGGTTTTTTCTATATTATTAATCATGTTGTAATCCTATATACCATTCTTTTAGTTCAGGGAAAGCATTTATGAATTTTTCCTCTCTTATATTATCTAAATGTTTAGTTGTCTGAACAAAAGTTTTAATATGTTGTTCTTTTGGTTCTTCCAAATTTATGAAAGCAGATATGTCAGTTAAATTATTTTTAATAGAACCTACAGGTAAGGTTTCAATAAAAGTATCTAATTTTTCTTTAATTTCGTCTTTAAGAGCTACAGGCAAAAGATTATTTAAATTGTAATAATCAGGATTAATTAATTTATAAAGAGAACCATTGGTGTGTTGTAAATCAAATATTCCTTCTTCAGACATATGAGTGAAAAATTCAGGTAACGCCCAAACATTAAGCACACTTACTACACAATTAAAAGACATCTCCACACTTTTACATTTTTGTTTTATTTCTTTTAAATTTTTTAATATTATAGACCAATCTGTACCCTTTCTCATGTATTCAGCGCGTGACCCAAAACTATCTAAACTTCCATAAAATTCTACTTTATCAAAATGATTCCACAAATCTACAATATACAAGTCCTTGAAATGTAATTTACTACAATTACTATTGTATCTCAAGGTTACATTTGTGGAATTATTTTCTATTAAAAATTCTAGTATTTGCCAATGTTCAGGGGTCATTAAAGGCTCTCCCCCAGCAAAATAAAGCATTTCTAAATTACCCAGATGTGGTTTAAATTGTTCTAATAAAGATGGATCATGATTAGAGGCATGGGTAACACCTGGATATTGACCATAACCCTGTTTAACTGACTCAGCAGCCCAGGTAGAAGAGAACATATCACCACAAGTTCTGCACTTAAAATTACATAGGTTACTGAACCTAACATCAAAATATTTCAAATGCATCCCAGGAAGATAACCATCTTCCAAAGTTTCTTTGGTTAAATCAAAATGTTGCCCGAATTCATTGTTTGCAAAATTTCTAAATGAAAATCCACCTGAACCAGTAGATTCATGTCTATAACAATTTGCACACCCTTCTACTATTTCTCCTGCAAGTAGTTTTTTGCGAACTTCTTTTAATTCTGGGCTGTTCCAAAGTTCTTCAATAGAAGATTCTCTTACATTTCCTATCGGATTTTCGTAAAGAGTAGTACAACATGGATATGCAGCTCCATCGGTATTTACATATAGATGTATCCATGGAAACATACAAAAGGTTTTGTTAGTTTCTAATAACTTATCAAGTTCTGGATGTTTACTCATAGTTTTTTACCCGCAAGATAGAAATCTTTATATTCTGGGAATGTTTCAAGGAAGTTTGTTCCTCTTCTCTTATCATATTCAGTAAACCATTGATAAAAATCCTTATGACCCATTTCTTGTCTTGTAGGATCATAATGGGTTGCTTCCATGTATTTCAAAACACGCTTAAATCTTTCTAACTCAAGTTCAGAAAATTTTGTTACATCATTTTCATCTGTGTTTTGCTTCATAAAGTCATAATGCTTGTACATATATGGCATGAAAACAGCCTTAGGGAGAATATTCATATCATACTGTATGGGTTCTTTGAGATAAGGCGTGTCAAAGCGTATTTTTCTTTCCAATGGTCTTATTTCGTCATCAGGAATGACATCATTGTATTTAACACGCCATTCTAATATTTTCTTTAACAATTTATCAAAATTTGCAATGCTTAGAGCATTGAAAGTAATCATGAAAGTAACATGGCTCTTGGTCATGCTCACATAAGTATCCAAATTATTTTCCCAAGTTTGTAAATTCAATCCGGTTCTTAGATATTCGGCCTGTGGACCCCATGTATCAACACTACTAAACAATTTAAATTTTTTAATACATTTATTGTCCAATAGTTCAGTAACGTGGTTTGAAAGACGAACAACCCATTCGTTTTTTCCACCCAAATTACTATTGATGTTTAATTCCAAATTGGGTTGTGGGTCTTCTTTCAGAGATTCTAACAATCTCCAAGTACTTTTATGCATCAAAGGTTCTCCGCCAGTTAAGCGAAGAATGTTCAGAGTTTTTCTAACTTCAGGCCACCATTTCCACCAAGCATCTACATAAGGATTGGTTTCTTCCTCATACATAGTGAACCAATCAATATCATTACGATGATTTTTAACCATGGTATAAGGACCATGGGTTTTAATCTCATTATAATATCTTGAAGATGCCTTAGGGTGACAATATCCACACTTAAAATTACACTCGTTACCAAAACTTAACTCAATATATTCTGGATTAATGTTCTGATCCCATGGTCCGTTTTTAATTTGCTCATATCTTTCATCTGTGTATATGGATGCTGTACGAATATGTCTGTCAGAAATATAATCAGGACCCATGTCTTCAATGTTCCAACAATATTGACATCCAGAAGGTCTTTCTCCATTTAACATCTGAAGACGTTCTTGTTTCTTATGGGAAGTATTATGCAGTGCTGAAGGATTATCTTTTAACTCATCCAACATAATTTTATGCGGAGCAGGGTGATAACAACTATGGGTTTCGCCTGTTTGCAAATATATTGTAACATGGTGCCACTTAGCCAAACAAAAAGTACAGCTTAGTTTGTCCACTACAGGTAAGATTTTTTTAATTCTGTCTAAATCATAACTCATTGTACCCTATCTCCATAAATCTTGTGAATTGCACACAATCTAATTCTCCACTATATAAAACTTTATCCATTTTATTTTTTTCTAAAAAGCTATCAATATCACCTGCGGTTCTTATATGCTCATCCAAATCAGAAAAATTATTACCCTGTAAACAAACTAAAGTTTCCTCCGGAATGTTACTAATCCAAGTATTAAAATCTTCCTGTGTTATGTGTTCCGTACTAGTATTAACAATTAGTGCAGTTATTTCTTGAATTTCACGATCTTTATAGGTAGTCTTAAAATTATAATAGAAAAATTCATCTATTTCAGTCATATCCTGTGTTAGAAATATTATCCTAGGATCATAATTTGTTAACATAGAACCCTGGTCCGCACATTTTTCATCCTTATCTATACTATAAACTTTTTTAATATTAGGTAAATTGTCAATAATGTACATTGCAGCCAAACCATGCCATCCACCAAAAACACAGGCCACTCCTGCTTTTTCTAATTCAGGATTAGCTTTATAAACATTTTTTATTTCTTCAATCATCCAACCTTTGCTTTTGATTTGACTGCCCCAAAAGGCCTCCAATAAATCATATCTTAATTTAGAGTTTTTAGTATTCCGAATAACAGTCATCCAATGGATAAATCTATCCTCAGTTATATATGAATGGGTCACGTTTTCTCAGCTCCTCCAGCTTTCTTTTATTTTTATACTTTAATGTAATATTAAAAATATAATCTACTATTTTGTCCAATAATTTTCTACTCATGTCCCACCTCCAATACAGGTAAAGCTATTTTTTTTCTTCTTGGTGTTGCGCCTTGATTGTTCCCCCAATCCCCCTTACCTTGATAATGATACTCAAAGGAAAAATCAATAGAAGAATTCAAACGTTCTTCTTCCATCAACAAATCACCAAAATCACGATCACCTCTTCCTAGTTCTAAATCCCAATTTGGTTTAGCTAACTTTCTTGCTCTGTAAGCTGCATTTGATTGCATCCTACTGTAATCTTGAGCATAAAATGGTCCTTTTCTTCCAGGATTGCCATCTTTATCAAATTCATGAGGGTATGGTCGGTCATCATAAGGATTTTCTATCTGATCAAACTTATATTTGAAGTCTGCTTCCCATTTACCATCTTCAGTTATAGTAAAATAAAAATCTGCGTTATACATACCAGGACCAAATTGACTGCCAAATTCTTTTAAATCAATTTCAGGATTGAATTTAACTTTAGCATTATATCCACCTCTGGTTTTCCATAACATACGGAAAAAAGGCCACATTTCATTAACAAGTGTATTAGCAAAAGGATTTATGTCAGCTTTAATGATGTTGTAATCAAAATCTTCCCATTCTATTTCTCTCATTAATTTAGGATCATGCAATTGAATATCATAATGTTCTTTTGCTAGATTAAAACGAACAGGATATCCAAATGGAACGTCAGTACAACCAGTCATAAAGTCTAAAAACATATGAAACGTCTTAACTCTGGTCATTACATGAGTTCCACCTATCTTGAAATCATTTGATATCCAGTGTCCTTGGTATTTGTGAGCACTAACATTGAATTTATGTGTATTTTGTCCTACTATGGACTCTGGACCAACTGCCATACCAACACCCGCACCAACGTTGTTGATATTGTTGTTACGATTTCTCCAGAGCAAAGTCATACTATCAGCAAAATCTTGAAATTCTTCGTTTGGGAAGCCAACAATCCAATTTGTAGCAGCAAAAATACCAACTTCTTTACCGTGTTTGAAATTTGCTTCCATTTCTTCTACAGTAACTCTCTTGTTCATCAAATCTAATACTTTTTGACTACCAGATTCTATTCCATAATTTAAGATTATACATCCACCTTCTTTTAAGTCCTTAAAGAAGTCAAGATCCATTCTTCCGTCACATCTAGCATACCCAGTCCATTTTATATCCAATTTTTTAGCAGATACGCCTCGGCAAAAAGCTCTAAGTTCATTTAAATTACCGTTTACTAAACTATCAATGAACCAAATAATGTCAGTTCCTTTGTTATAATAAAGCCATTCAATTTCTTCTAAGGCATCGACAGCAGTTCTTTGGCGATATTTCCAGAAATGTGTTTCATCACAAAATGTACACTTTGCTGTGCATCCTCTACTGAATTGAGAATTTACACCATTAGGAAGAGCATATTGTGAGAAGTCAATGCTTTCATAATCAGGCAAAGGAAGTCCGTTAATGTTAATTCTTTGATCAACAGGTTGTTTAATAATATGTGTTTCGTTTCTGACCACCCCATTTTCAATTTCTTCTAAAACTTCTAACAGAGCAGCTTCACCTTCACCTACAACCACATAGTCATAATAAGGTTGTACATTAAACCAACTTTTATGAACATTACTTCCACCAACCATAATTTTAATTTTTGGGTTTCTTCTTTTTAATTCTTGTGCCATCCATTTAGTAGGCTCTTCACTAATGTAATACATTGAAAAACCAACTACATCCGGGTCATATTGTAAAATTTCTTCAATACCCTCATTCAATAAAGGTTCTAAAAGAGGGTGAATGTCCCTCATATAGGTTTCACCTAACCAATGCCAACTTGCGCTTGGATCATAAAGTCTAAATGGTATCTTATTATTAGGACGCCAATCATTGTTATGTGCATTGAAGGTTCTAACATTTAGATCCCACAAATTTGTCTCATAACCAGCAGTTTTTGCAATACCACTTAGCAGTGCAATATTGTAAGGAGGCATATGAGGTGACCACTCTGGACACATAACCAATGCCAATTTAGTTTTTCTGGTTTTATAATCAATGTATAAAGGTGTTAAATTCTTTTGCTCAACAGCCTTAGCATATGGAGCAATAGCCTCCATCATCGCCACGTGGCGATCATTGGAAATTTCTACTGGCGGTGCTTCTCTAGCCTCTACTTTAGATTTGGCTAGAGAAATCATGTTAAAATCTACGGGTTTAGTCATTTTATTGTATAGTTTTCTAAGGAACGATTAAGTTGATTGTTCACACGAATGAAATCTGTCTTGGAATACATCTCTGAGACGTTTTTTGCCCCAATATATGCACAAGTTGACCTAATTCCTCCAAAAATCTCTTCAATTGTGTGTTTTACAAGACCCTTATAAGGGATTTCTACTACTCTACCTTCTGAAGCACGATAACTTTTGATGGAATTGTGCTTTTTCTGTGCTTCACGACTGCTCATACCGTAAAAAAGTACTTTTCCGTTAACAATTTCACATTCTGACTCGTCATGACCGGCAAAAACACTACCTGCCATGACCATTTGGGCACCTATACCTAGTGCCTTTGAGAAATCACCAGGGAAAACGCACCCTCCATCACTCTGAACACCACCACCTACTGCATCAGCAGCAGGAACACACTCTTGTAGAGCGGAAAATTGTGGGAATCCAACACCAGCCACCCTTCTTGTGGTGCAAACAGCGCCTGTTCCTATACCAACCCGTGCTAAATCTGCACCTGAAAGTATTACACGCTCCACAGCCTTGGGTGTTACTACTGTTCCAGCCATAATAAAGGCGTTTGGAATAGCTTCCCGTACTCTGGAAATGAAATCATAAAAAGAATTCATGTAACCATTAGCAACATCAATAACAATTTTCGGTGTTTTTAAACTTATTTCTGAATTAACTGTTAGAAATTTACTTAAATTTACGGCTTTCTCTAGTTCTCGGTCCGACATCCCAATAGAAATGAATGCTTTATCCATTATTTGGTCTATTGCTGCATTAGATAGATTTTTAATTAAATAATCCATCCATTGTTCTTCTGTAACGTGCTTTGTTATTGCAGTAAAAACATCATAACCCGACAGAGATTCATTCATGGAAAATGTACCAACACCATCCATGTTGGCTGCAATAATAGGAACTCCTTTAATTGTAGCTCCCCATTTTCCTGAAATTTCTGTTTTGAGTTTAACCTCGGATCTAGAATTAATATCTGAAAACTGTGGCACTATCAAAACATCATCAAAATCTAACATTATATTCATAATTAACCTTTTGGATTAGTCACGGTCTCATAAAGTGTTTCAAAGTTTTTATTAATTTCTTGTTCTTCGGAAAAATTACCCTTGTGATAGGTCCTTGCCAACTTATTTAGTACTTTTCTATTAAGTTGTAATTCTTCACAAATATCGTCCTTGATATTTTTAATTAAATCACGCTCTGCTTCTACTCTGGTCATGGAAGCAGATAATTCTCTTAGTGATTGTAAAAGTTTTAGTTTATCTTCAGGGGTGGATGGTAAGGTCATACTAAACTCCTATTATGTAAAATTGTTTTGTATTGAAACCAGGCTGCCTCCTTGGCTTTTGTTTCCAAGTCAACATCAATGTTTAGTCCATAGTCATCAATAACATTGTCAGCAAAGTCCGAATGTGCACGAGGATTACCACTTACATTTTCGTGAAAATTCCTACTTTCAGAATAATGAAACAAAGGTCTTGTTTCACCCCATGTACTAGCTGCCAATGTTGCTGCTTCCTCTGACGATAAACCATCAGGATGGAATGTATGATGAAAATAGTCAAATGTTATGGGTGTTTTAATTTGTGAGTAAATGTGTTCGTGGAGTTGTTTGACAGAAAAAGCATTTGCCTTATCGTCGTTTTCAACAACCAGACGCTTTTTAGTTGTGTCGTCCAACATATGAAAAGTTGAAACAAAGTCTTCGACCACACGCTCACTAAAGTTTTGTCCAACATGAATGTTAAGACAATAAAAATGATTAGCAGGGAGACCCATCATTGACAAAAGTTTATCATGATGATTTAGATCATGAATACTTTTCTCAACAACATGAGGTTTCACAGATGCAAGTTTAACAAAATGATCTGGATGGAAAGTAACACGTTGTCCACTTTCCTTTACTATATCACCTGCTTGTTTTAGTACAGAGGAAATTTCCTCAATACCTGGAACATCTTCCAATTCATATTCCGAATTCCATGGGAATATATTACTACCAATACGAAAAACTTTAACATTGTTTTCCACGTTCCATTGTAGTATGGAAATCAAGTCTTTAGAATTTTGTAAGGTTAGTTCAGCAACATAATCTATTCCTTTAGACTTGTATGTAGCTTTACGCATGGTCCTACCAGTGGTAATACCATGTTTGCCTAAAGTAAGATTGATACAACAATAACCAAATTGATGGGGCATATAACCTCCTCACAAAATACACATACTATAATATAATAAAAAAACTACAATTTGTCAATAATAGGGTTCACCAATAAGGACTGTATGTATGTTCACCATTAGCACCAGGTAGTTTATTCTTTCGGTTATGGGCCTTTCTTTTAACTTTCTTGGTAACACCAGTTTTCTTATTTTTTCTTTTTACATAGGACTCTTTAATCCTAGTAGTACCATATTTAGGCATTAATTTCTCCCTTTTCGGTTATTTCTACGAGCCTTACGCTTCTTACTTCCAATCTTTCTACGTCCTGTACGTGGACGATTTTTGTGTGGATGTGGCATATTATTCTCCTATATCATAAACCCATTTTTTCTCTAATTTTTGTAGCACTAATTGATTCAGTTTCATCATCTAATTTAATTTGCTCCACCTTGTAACCAACATCACGGCCATAATAAACACCTGTAATATTAGGAGCTCTCATTATTTTATACATCCCAAAGTATTTATTACCTAGAGCACGGTTAATACCTAATTCAACTTCACGGAAATTAAAAGGATTTTTACTGTCTCCATGAGTATCACGAATTACTATTAATACTTGTCCTTCTTTTTTCAACATAGTCTCAAATAATTTCTTGTGACCATCATGAAATGGTTGAAATCTACCAATCATTAATGCAGTTGGTTTCTTGTCATCAAACTTTGTGAACATAGAATTCATGAACATAGCTCTTTCAAATATTATGTCCAGTAAACTAGGTTCGTTCCAATCCATGACCTGATAATCTATATCATGTATGCCTGGAGCTTCGAACATCTTGTTTGTGTCTGTGAATCTACCTTCACGAATTGTATTCATCCATATTGTATAATCTGCATCAAATATATCTCTGGTTTCTTTTGTAGGACAAACAAAGTCACAAACACTATTCTTGCCCATGTTTTCAGCAACCATACTTAAATTTTTCATGCGCTCTGCTTGACGTAATCTAGCTTCTGGAGAAAAATCCCAGTCATTAAAACTTTTTCTAATTTCGTCTGCATTAAAATGTACTGCATCAATTTTCTTTGCTAATTTTTCTGAGAAAGTAGTTTTCCCAGATCCAGGTAATCCCATAACTAATATTCTCATAAACCCTCTTTCTTAGTAGACCATATAATTTCATTTAACGTGTGGTTATAATTCCACGTAATTGTATTTTCAACAAACTCTTTAAATTCTTTGCTGCTATTAAACACATAATTTTCATTTTTAAAATTTACAACCCAAGTTTTAACTTCATCAAGAACATCCACTTTGTTAATAATTAAGTTGGTAACATTATTGATATACATTGCCTGAATTACGCCGTCTAATTGTAACCATCGAATATGGCGCTTTCTTCCTGTTGTAGCACCAATTTCACCACCAACTTCTTGAATTTTGTTGAATACATGAAAATATTGCTTTGTGTCTGATATGGAGGCAAAATGTGTTTTATGTCCTGAGTATGTTTCATAGGCCTTCATGATACCATAAACGTTACGCCAGTATCTAGGTGCAATACCTGAAATTTGAACACTTGCAGATGTGCAACTACTAGATGTAACATACGGGTAATCACCCCAGTCCAAGTCTATCTGGAATCCTTGGGCGCCTTCACATAATACATCAATTGGAAAATACTCGCGTTTGTTATAAAAATAATCATATGTATCAATGATTGTGAATAATCCACGCTCATATGGATTCATAACATCAGCAATTCGTTTTCCTGTTCGTGCTACTTTGTCACGATATGTTGGTCCAATACCTTGACCTGTAGTACCCAACTTTACGTCTTTGGTATCTTCATCAATGTGTTCAGGCATTGTTACATGGGCTCGTTGGTCCACGAATACTTTACCATTGTACCCAAGAGAGCGAAGCATTGATATTTCTTCATTTAGCTTTGATATGTTAACAACACATCCAGCTCCTATAATACTAGGAATATTATAAAATATTCCAACAGGAACTTGGTGTGTTACAACCTTAACGCCGTCATGATAAATGGTGTGTCCTGCGTTCCCACCACCATTAAATCTGAGCACAGCATCATAATTATTATTTTTTGCCAAATAATCAGATACTTTACCCTTGCCAGTATCACCAGCTTGTAAATCAATTACAATATCAGCATTACCAATCATAATATATTTCCTTTGTTATGCCGTAAAACTACTCCCACACCCGCAGCCACCTGTGGCATTTGGGTTATTAAAAACAAAACCAGATCCCATCATGTCAGATTTATAATCAAGAGAAATTCCCTCTAGATACTGAGCACTAAAAGGATCTATAATAAGATTTACATCTTCTGCAATTGCAATAATTTCATCATCGTCTTCGATAACATCTTCCAAATACATACCATATTGAAAACCAGAACAACCACCCGGAAGAACACTCATTCGGACGTTTCCAACCTCTTTTTCTTTTACCTGTCTTATTTGGTTTAAGGCAGTTTCAGTAACAGTAATATTCATGTTTCCTTTTTTTTGCTTTGTGTTGACATGGAAATATAACAAAGATCCATATACTTGTCAAGTATCATCCTTGATTATATCGTAATAAAAATTGTTACTATCTTCGGTTGAGTATTTTGGAGTATTTTCCACAGAATATTTTCTATGACATAATTTACGAGGCACCACTAAATCTTTGGATACTGTGAAACTTGGATCAAAAAAGCGCATTCTATTATTGGGTTGAATGGCAAATCCACCAAAATCACATTTAATGAAATGCCCACATTTATGATTATCAGGCGTTTCGGCATACCCGTATCTAGCCTCAGAATAATCTCCCTGTGTCCAATCTATTGTAAACATATATGTTCCAGAAACTTTAATATTGTCTCTGTTATAATATACACAAGATAAGCTATCCAGGGCGGCATATGTAGTTATGCTCACGTTATAACTAAAGCAATTCCATAATTGCAACTGAGTTAACTCTACATACTCACATGGTTTCCAACACAAAGCACTTACAGGAACACCCCACCATACTCCACCATCAGTTAACATTATGTTAAACAAACAAGCTGATCCTGGACGAGATATTATACCAAATACTATACACTCGTAATATTCCTCAAACCCAGCTTCATGATTTTGTAAATATTGCCCACGAACATAACATGATATTACAGGAATGCTAGTGGAATGATAGGGCACGGCTCCTCCTAAATCTTGGATTCCATGTCGGATAATAACTCCTAGTATTTATGAGGGGATAAAAATAATGTTTCGTTGTTTAAGTTTTTGGACTAACCTCGTCCAATACTATCGTCCGTATACTATTATGCTAAGCAAATGCGATATGGCAAAAAAGAATGTCATAGTGTACATAATAGCAAATAATGTATATACACGCTGTGACATATTAATGTTATGAATATCAGACATAGATGTGTAGTATATCAAAGGGAATGATATTAAGAAAAATATTGCTAGTGATAGTAAGGTCATAGTATATTCTCCTGAAGACCTGTGAGAGTATTTTTTGGAGGACCTGTATTGGTCCTCTTTTGCGGCGAAAAATTTTTCATAATAAAGGTATGATAAAACTCCTAGATTTCCCTAGTGAGGAATGGCGCAAAGAAGCAAGGCGTTAGGTGGGGTTTATTACTCGACCCTCTGGCTAAAGTAGTGACCAACTTTTTCATACCCCCTTTACCTATGCTCGTCTTGGTGTTATATTAGCGGCTAGCGCCTATGCCTCCACCTCAGCTCCTGCACAGTAGCACACGCGCCATACCTTCCCACTCAGTCTGTGCGCTTTTGCTAAGCTGGATAATCTTCATGGCGGTACGCAGACTCAGTTCACGGAAATCATCGCGATGCTTGTTGATGAATGCGAGGATCTTATCACCCATATCAGCACTCACGCCTTCCACGGCGAACATCTTGCCTGCGGTAGCTACATATGAGATCCACAGGGATATCGCCTGACGATCATGAAGACGCAAGTCCAGATACAGGCTCCTGCTCATGAGTGCCTCGAAATGCTGCACCATCTTAGACTTGCCCTCGTCCACATACTTCTGGAAATCGAGGTTAGAAATAAAGATGAAGGAGCCATGGAAATCGTACTGCTGCGGGACGTCGTCCTGACGCAGGGTTGCCGAATCCTTCATCCAAGAAACTGTGCGCTTGCGCGAGCTATCGCACAGTGCCTTGAGAACGTTCAGGGCATCCTCGTCTCCGAAAATGCCGTCGGCGTCATCCAGGACAATTACCGAACCTGGAGAACTATTGCGAAAACCGAGTTTATAAAGCTCGACTCCGGACAGTGCGCCTGCCACCTGCTCGGACTTTTGGTAATCCTCAAGCTGGCGCATCACGTTATAGGTCTTGCCTACACCGGGAGCTCCGGAAACCACGAGCGAGCGAATACTGCCCGTCTTGGAGGCATCGGTGAGCTTGTCGAGCATCCCGAACCTAAGTTTGAGGTCCTCCAAGACTTCCTCGTCGGATCTGCGCTCCACCTGCGATACTGGACCTGTGGAATACTTACCATGTCCAATCTTGAGGGCCTCCAGGATTGCATGAGGCTTACAACCCGCCTGACGGCACGCCTGGAGAACATCTACCCGCCCATGAACGGTGCGTCCCGAAGCCTTGAGAATTTCGATGGCCTTGTTTTCAGCAGAGTTGAGCATTGGATTTTTTGGTTGAGATTTCCTGAATGCCTATAAATCTAACAGCGTTCTAGGAGATTGTCAAGAGCTCCCTCGAAGGACGTAAGGCTTGTCCCACTTGCCGACCTGCACATCAATATAATATTTCGTATCAAAAAAATCTACCATCGCATCACTGCGATCGTACCAATCGGCAGCCTTGAGCGCCTGAAAAACCTCGGCGAAGAAGGCTTTGGACTGTCCCGTGTAGTGATTTTGGTGGTGATACGGATTCACGTCCAGATGCCCAGGGAACATATCAGCCAGAGATCCACGGAACGCCTCACGGTTACGGTCGTTCCAGAAGTCCAGCTTGCCCTCCTTGATCGTGAGGACGATGGTCATATGGTTACGAACCTTGAGAGATCCCTTGACCCCGTACTTGGCGAGGACAGGCTTGACCGCCTGAGCAATCACCTTCTTACGGTCTTGGTTCATGAAAGCGCACATTTTTTGCTACTCCTTGAGTGTTTTTGAATGTGCTTAAATATAGCACCGTTGGAACCAAAAGTCAAGCCCCCTGACTCTCACTCCCAGGCATATCGTACCAGTGAATGGTTTCCTTTGAAAGGGCTTCGGCTCGCTTCAACTCCCGAGCAATGAGGTTGTTAAAAAGTCCGTAAACAACCCATCCGACCTGACGCTCACTCCCGGAGAGGGATTCGATATAATCGTGAATCTCCTTTGCGTTCTCCGGCGTGTGGAACAGTCCCATTTCCTGGATCTTCATTTGTTCTCCTGAGTGTTTTTGAATGTGCTTAAATATAGCACCGTTGGAACCAAAAGTCAAGCCCTTACCACTCTCCTGAATAATCATCAAAGTGGCCATAGTCCTCATCCGTTCCCCACCCAGCGGAAGCGAGCGTATCCGCGTCCGCTTCCACATCGGTGTAATTGTCTTCCTTGGCTTCGTCCCAGCCCTGGTCGAACTCGGCATCGTCCGACTCCGTGAAGAGGCCAGGCTCCTCGGCCTCCCACTGGGCATAGTAGTCTGCCTCGTCGATCGTGACCCACTCGTCCTGGTTATCGTACGGATTCATGCTGTCTCCAGTGTGATCTTGAATGTGCTTAAATATAGCACCGTTGGAACCAAAAGTCAAGCCCTAGAGCTCCCTCATCCTGCCGGATCTATCCACCATCGGGATGGTGAGACCCTGACCCCAGAGCCCCAGCTCCGTGCGCAGACGGTACAGCTGCCATCTGATGGATGAGTGCTTAGCCCATATAGAGAAATCATCCGCGAACTCATACCAAGGGTCGTACTCTCCCCGAAGCCTGTGCCATTCTGTCAGCATCTTGTCCATCGTGTCTCCTGAGTGATTTCTAATCTGCTATAATATAGCACCTTTGGACCCGTTTGTCAAGCACCTAGTGGTCCATCGCCTCGACGTCCATGACAATCGAATCCTCCAGAATCTGCTGGGCCACGGTGTTCCAGTACTGGTAGGATGGGTTCATGTTCACCATGTTTTGCATCTCCAGCACGGCTTCATCCCTGGTGTGGAATCCTAGGACATACTTAAAGTCCGAAGGATATTCTCCGAGCCTAAGAGATTCCAGCACCATGCCCTGGATCATGTATCCATTGGAGTCTGGTATCACACGCAGGTAGGTGGTTCTCATTATCGGCGCTCCACGATATACTCAACCAGCTGCGCCACGAGCACCACGGCGAAGAGAAAACATCCCACGACGATGGCGAATTCCACATCCGATCCGTACATTTTGCTCTCCTGATGAGATTTCTAATCTGCTATAATATAGCACCTTTAGTCCTACTTGTCAAGCCCTTTGCACCAGGGTTCGGTGACAGACCGTGCACTGGACACCCTTCACCCCATTGGGGGCCTGCAAGGGGTTGATGTGGACCTGGGCATCACGCCAGTAGGTCCACGTGTTGCAGGTCTTGCAGTAGCTGCTAACCTTAGTGGACGGTTCCTGCCAAACTTCGCTTCTCCAACTCTCGTACCGCATTTGCATCTCCTAGTGTGATCTCTAATCTGTGCTATAATATAGCACCGTTGGAACCAAAAGTCAAGAGCATGGGAAACCCCCTAAGTGCATAGCACCCAGGGGGAACGGTTTCCCGTTTTATTCGGGATTTCTATATCCACGGCCGACTCGCACGGCAGGCAGTCCCGATTCGCATGTATTATCACATTTCAAAAAGAGAGGCCGAAAACAGCGCGAGTGTTTCTCCCGCATGTCCTCTGTGGGGGTCAGCCCTAGGAGGCGATGATTTTTCGGTGACTAGCCGTTTGTCATCCTTTGGCTAAACTGTTTCCAGCATATTAATATATCTGCTATGGATCAGTTTGTCAAGAGGGCAATACCACTTCCACAGCACCGTCTGGTTGAACCAGCTCATAATGCACAGAGACCAATCGGTAAATCTCTGTCCACTGAGCTTCGCACTCATTACACCTAATCCTCAGCCATGCCTCACCAGGAGAGCATTCTTGACCAGGGACTCCTGGTGTTCCTGGTGGGGTAAACCCTTGGGGACCAGTGCCTAGGTCAGTTGAAGTGCAAAAGATGCAAACGCTGCACCCGGATTCTACATATTCGGTATAGGTTTTCATAGGTACAGGTAATGGTGTTTGGCGGCCTTGAGCTGCTCAGAATCTTCCACGGGTACCACACGGATA